TTATGTATTCTTATTATCGGTTGTGTCGGGAACGAACTCAACGACTTCATCAATTCGACAATTCAACGATTTACAAAGCCTGTTAAGTATATCAGTAGTAACGACTTTGTCTTTTCCGAGTTTTGCCAATGTAGCGGTACTGATACCGGCTATTTGGCAAAGCTCTAATTTTTTTATGTTCTTATTAAGTAGCGTATGCCATAGCGGTTTATACGATAACATCAGCAAGCCTCCTTTTGCTCTATAATATCACATCGTTTTTTGTATGTCAACCCCTAATTTTACGAAAGCAAAATATTTTTTTATTTTTGCTAAATTAAGTATTGACAACGCAGTGTCGATATGGTAATATAATTTTAGCGAAAGCAAAACAAAACTTTACAAACGCTAAATAAAGGAGTTTAAGCAATGTGTGATTTAACTAAAATCAGCAAGAGAACAAACGAGGCATTTAATAAACTGGATGCGAAACTTCGTAATACCGATGAGCGTTATAGATACCGCCTCGGAGTAAACGGACTTAACGAAGTTTGCTTAACAGATTTTAGAACAATGACCGATATAAAAGGTAATCGCAATATACAGAATTTTATAAAAGAACTTTTGAAGGAGAGTAAATAAAATGAAATACGCCGATATAAATAAGAGATTTAGTGAAATCGTAACCGAATATCTTAATAAGGGTTATACATTTAACACCGCTACCATGGGTGGCAGTCAAGGCGAGGTAGCCAAGGTTGACCTTACTGACGGTACCGATATCATCCGTATATCCATTGAAAGTTTTTCTAACTGGCAAGAAAATATCGAAGGTCTTGAAATTATAATAGGTAGAGATACAAAAGGACAGGTTATACCGAACGGATCCAACCGTTATTACAACACCATTTGGGGCAACGACCTTGAAATTATCCGCACCGAGCGTTTTTATAGAATAAACCACCACGCAGAATTCTTTGGAACTGAAGACGCTGCGAAAAAGGCTTCCGAAGTAAGAAGAAACAGGTGGAGATACCAAACCGGCATCAGCAAAGGATATCAGCCTTCGGCAAAGGCTCTTGAAATTGCCAAACGTATCGTACGCACCAAATTGGGTTATTCGCGCATAAAATCATCCGATGTTAAAATATCGAAATACGATGATGGTTACATAGTAAGTTATCGTAACCATAGTTATAAGTTACATTAAAAAGGAGTTTTGAAAATGTGTAAAATTTGCGACAATTACAATTTCGATAACGTAGGGGTGGAGTTTAACGAAGTCCTAAAACGCCCAACAGTTTACTTTCCGAGCCAAATAGGTAATGTCCCTGTGGATGAGCAGTTTAAGTTCTGCCCCGTTTGCGGCAGAGCTCTTGATAGCAAAGCTGAAAAGCCGTTGACCTTTGGCGATTTAAGAAAAGCATTGCAAGACCATACAACAATATGGTTGGAAGATGCAGACGGCAACGTTGCTGACAATAACGAACTTCGATACATAAGCAACGATTTTGACAAATGCAAAATATCGCTTATGTTCCCCGAACGTTATCCAGCAATAAGTGAAATCGGAATTACTGTTATGTTAGAAGGCGGTGTAAACAATGGATAAATTCTTTTCGCAAAAATATTGCGACCGGTGCGGCGGCTCTTTGGAAAGCGGCCGAATGATGAGCAAATTCAACGAGGACTGTCTATGTATGGACTGTATAGAAAAAGAGCGACAGCGTGATGATTACAAGGCTGCAAGTGATGCAGAAATAGAGGCTGTTCGCAATGGTAATTTCAATTTTAAGGGGGTAGGTCTAAATGAAAGTATTAAAAAATGAAAAATTTATAGAGGACACCGTTCTCTTAACTGAAGGCGAAGATTATCAAAAATCCGACCTTCAAGGAAACGCTTTTGTCGGCAACAGATTAAAAGAATTGAAACCTAATGTAGCACAAGCCATAGCAAAGAAAAATGGCTACGACAAATGGTCGTGGATGGGCCACGAGAATAACGGAACTGTTGAGGTTAAATTCAGAAAGGACATAAAATAATGGTACCTTATAAAATTAAAAATAAATCGGGAGATATTTACACTTTTGCGGGATACGAAAATGGTTTACCTCTTTACCGTTGCGCCGGTGGGCTGACACACATAACCGAACTCGATATAAAAAAGCACATCGTATTAGAACAAGCGGCGCCGAAAGAAGATTGCAAACTCATCGGAGAAGACGGAAATATATTTAATCTAATGGCTCTTGTATCCAGGGCAATGCGAAAAAATCCTTATTGGACATATCGTGTAGATGAAATGATAGAAAGAGTTAAATCGAGCCAAGATTATTACAAAGCACTTGTAGTCCTCGGCGAATATGTAAATATCAAATAGGAAATAATTACCGTCCCAAAAGGGCGGTTTTTATATTGCTTTATTTCGGCATTAGTGATATTATAGGCAGGGCAAAAAGGAAGGCACCCTCGCCATAGGGTGCCTAAAAGAGCCGATATGTAGTGTCCGAAACTACACATCAATTTTGCCCGCACGTGTCCGTTCCGCAGTTTTCGGAACGGGGTCAGGGATACGCACCAATATGTCGGAAAGTTCACAGTTTAAGGCTTCGCAGATAAGGTCAAGGTGTTCAAGGTTGACCCTTTCGCAAATCTCGTGATACATTTCGTTAATGGTTGTTGGACGTATTCCTGTCTTTCGTGCTAAATCGGCTTGCGTCCAACGGAGCTCGCCAAGCTTCCGGGACAGTAAAATCTTAATAGCCATAATGCCTTGCTCCTTCCGTGATATTCTAACACTAAATGCAGAATAAAACTGCATTTTGTTAGATTATCACGAATTAGGTTATAACATTTTTTGAATTATGGCAAAAAAAGAAAGCCCTCTGTAAAGGATTTCTCCAATACAGAGGGCATTTCATTTGTAATGACAAAAGTAATTACTTTAATAATTACTCTTTAACTTCGGGCAGACCTTTAACGCAAGTAAGGACTGTTACAACGCCGGCAAGAGCCGCCGCACTAACAACACCAACCCAGTTAACGTCGGTAATACCGATAGCGTTGGTACCAATTACTGCAACAGCAGTTTCAGCCATAGTCTTTACTGTACGAACACCTGCGGCTTTCGCCCATTTAAGAAACTTTGCTTTCGACATAATTACACCTTCTTTCAAACTAATTCATTAACTCTGTCCTGCACAGCCTTCGCATTGTAGCCGGCAGCAGTGAGTTTTTTCACTCTTTCGGCGCCGTTACCCCATTTGCCCTGGATAACCTCTTTTGCGATAGTATCAATAGGCTTTAATTTGGGTTTAGCGACCTTTTTGTTTACGATACCCTGTATGGTGTCGTAATCGTAACCGGCAGCTTCGAGGCGATTTTTACGGTCGGTACCGTTGCCCCATTTTCCGTCAAGAACTTCCTGTGCGATTTCCTCGTTGCTCTTTTTGGCAGGAGTTGCACAACGTGCGTTAACGATGCTCTGCACCGCTTCGTAATCGTAGCCTGCGGCTTCAAGATTTTTCTTGCGGTCCGCACCATTACCCCACAAGCCTTTGAGCACCTCATCGGCAAGTTGCTCGTTGGTTTTCTTAACTTCCACCGGAGCAGAAGCCACACCGCCGTAATGCTTTGTGAGCACTGCGGGATAATCAACATAAGCGTAGTTCATATCTACATTACCTGCAATGCCGTCAACCTTGCCAGAACTCGAATACTGCCAAATGCCGTACTCTCCCTTATAGGTGCATTTAGAAGCGTACTGTGCAACCCAACGAGGCTTTGTGTTATACCAAGCGTCAGTAAGGTAGGTGTTATTCCAATAGGTGTTAGCATAAATGCCTACCAAATAGCCTTTGGCTTCGAGGTCGGCACAAAAAGCCTTCGCCATATCGAGAATAAGAGCCTTGCTGCATTTACCTGTGGTTTTTGCATCCTCTAAATCGTAATAAATGGGGTACATCGGCTTTTTGTCGCCGAGCAAACGGAGAACGTGGGCCGCTTCCGAACGAGCCATTTCAACGTTTGTAGCATAACTGTAAAGGTATATGCCATAAGGGATACCCACTCTTTCGCATTCCGCAAGATTTCGAGCGAAATACTTATCGTCTTGGGAAGCCTTGTCGCTGCCGTATCCACAGCGTAAGATAGCGAACTGAATACCCGCTTTCTTTACTTTGTCCCAGTTAATTTCTTTCTGCCAGGACGATACGTCGATTCCTTTTGCGATAATGTTCATTTACAACACTCCTTAAATTTATTAAACAAAAAGAGGCGGCAGAGCCACCCCTTTCGGTTTCAAAATATTTTTACTCTAAAACTCACGACTGTTCGTGAGCTTTTAAGTTGATATGCTTTTCAATTTTATCGATAGCCTCTGAAACAGGACCATCACAGCCTTGTTCGGCAAGACCCTTAAGGCAGGCAAGCAACCCGTAAATAACGAGTGTTTGTTCTTCCTGCGTTCCGTTTTGGTCCCTTTCGTGTTTCTCACGTAATTTGCCGACCTCGGCATCCACCTTTTTATCAATACGCTTTATTTCCTCGTCTTGCTCTTTTTGGTGGTTAATCCACTTAAAGAGTTTCCAAGCAAGTGTAACAAATGCAGTGATAGCGGTTAGGATGCCGCCGCCTAAAAGTATCGTTTGTGCATCTACATACATCGGGCAACCTCGTTTCTTGTAAAAATAAAACGGCGCCGAAGCACCGTTTTTATAACATATTTATTTGTTGTCTTCGGACCAATGCCGAACGAGTTTGAAGTCTTCCAGGATTTTATCCCGCAAAGCCTCACAGTCGCAATGCTTCATCAGTCCCAAGTAACTCGTTATAACACTTAAACAATAATCAAGCGAAAGTTCGCCCGTAGCATAGTGTTCCATAACATAAGATAAATGCCTTTTTACTTGAAGCGATGTACTCTTGCGGAGTGTTATTCTTTCGGGGCTCACGATACGGCCGATAAACTCCGTTTCGTATCCCACCGGAATAACGGCGGTTTTTTCGTTGAGTTGCAGTCCTAAATGCTCACGCATAAAATCATCCGCCGCCCAAACAGTCTCCCATGCTTGCTCTTTGGAAGGAACAAGGCATATCATATCATCCATATAACGCATATAATACGGCGCTTTTAATTCACGCTTTATATAATGGTCTAATGGGGTTAAAACAACGTTAGCGGTCATTTGTGAAATCAATGAGCCTACTTGCATACCTATGCCCGAAATCTTTTCGGCAGTAGCGACATCGGTGCAGTGTAAAGGCAACCCGAAGGGTCTATCATCACAGCGTATCGCCGTTTCGAGAAACCACATCATATCGGCATCGTTTAACGGTCTGCCAAGTTCTCGAAGTTGTACCTCTAACGGTACCCGAAAAAAGAATTTCGCCACGTCAAGTTTTACTATGTACCATTGTTCCGGTTTACGATTTACAAGCCTCATCCAATTTTGTAAATTATGGACGGCTCTTTCGGTACCCTTGCCCGGTATGCTTCCATAACTATGCTCATAAAACGAGCGGGAGTATATGGGCCATAAAACATTATAGGCGGCGCAGTTAACCACTCGATCAGAAAATTTCTGTGAGTGTATTATACGCTTTTTAGGAAAATACTCGTAAAACTGATGTAACGGTCCCGGCTCATACATTTTCCATTGTAACCGATTAACGTCATTTATAATGTTTTCTTCAAGGTTTGCGGAATATGCCAGCACCTCACTCTTGTAACGCTTATTTCGGCGTGCCAAGAGATAACCGTCATACAAATTATCGAAAGTAGCAAATCTTTCAAAAACGTGTGAGTGCTTTTCCATTTCACAAACTCCTTGAAGGTCGCACTTTACAGGTGCCGTACTTAAGGTCGGAACACCGGTATATGCAACTGAAAATTTTTCGGTCATAAATAACCGAGGGAACAGGCTCCTTTATAAGACCTCTGCACTGAAAACAAACCCTTGGGTCTGTAATATCTGGCTTCAAGGTAAAGCGGAGCGGAAACCGATGTTGATGTTCGAGTTGGAACGGTCGTTGTTGCCGTTGAGGTAGAACACGCCAGCATTGGTGCCATTGTTCCAATTGCCGCCACAGTAGAAAGACCGCAGCAGCCCATTCCCTATGTTAAGTGGATTTGTTATTGACGGTCTTTAACCATCCACCCAGCATTTTACCGATTTCAACAACCTGTGCAGACCATATCTCGTATTTTTTCATAGGAAGAAAGCCGAGTTTATGAGACAAACGGATATATGCCCTTAATTTCATAATATCCACGTCTAATTCCTGCAAGGTGTTTTTCTTATAATATTTCTTCTGCGCCTCGATACAACGTTCGAGCATAGAATCCATAATATGTTTGATATCGGTTACAAGTGCAAACTTTTCCGATTTTGGAAATTGTGCAAGAGCCAAGTATCCGTACTCTATCATATCGAAAATCTTTTGTAAAATTTTCAAATCTTCGGCCATATCGACTCACTCCGTAAAAACCTATTGATATATTTTACTGCTAATTTTGTCGAAAAAATGACATTTGTTATAAAATAACGAAATGCGTTATTTTTTCTATAAAAATTTACTGCTCCGCTATCGCGGAGCAGGTCAGTACACAGTTATTCAGTAGGCAGTTCTACATAAGCGGAGCGGAAACCGAAGTAGATGTACGAGTAGGAACGGTCGTAGTAGCCGAGGAGGAAGAACACGCCAGCATAGGTGCCATTGCCACAATAGCCGCCACAGAAGAAAGACCGCTCGGCTTGACCGTTATTCCAATAGAAATAGTCACCTTCATACTTCGAGGCTACTTCGTGAGGCATTAAGCCTAATGCGTAGAGGATAAGTTTCGCATCATCCGAAATGGTATCATCACAAGTAACGTTGCCGAATGCACAACTACGGTTAGTTGTTGACTGTCCCGTAAGGGTTGTGCTGTAAACACACTTGCTTGATATGTAATCCATTTTGATAGAATTTGCAGTAGTACCGCTTCCGTCCGGTGTAATGAATTCTCCCGTTGTAGCGTCTATCGCTTTCCACTCTGCGCTCGCCGCAGTCTGTGCGTGGCTGTTATCGGCAGCGTCATTGTTGGCGAGAACTTGAACCTCTCCATAAACGGTGCGGATACCACCCTGCCATTCGTAAACATTTCCGTTCAAGTCCCAAATGCCCGAAGGTGTGCCGTCGTGGCTCCAAGTTAGCGGACCGGTTCCTGTTGCAACGTGCTGTGTTCTGCCTTCTGCATCCTTACTCATCGGAATAGCCTTATAAGCGGTTTCTCTGCTGTCCTTGCCGTAGTTATTATTGCCGTAAGGTAAAAAGCCGTTCCGCAAACACCATACAGCAATAAGCGCCCATTCGGCTCTTGTCATAAGGTGCCAACCTTTACCCTTGGCATCACAATAACTCTTTGCAGTATCAAAGTTTACGGTGTGCTTGGGGAGTTTTCCCGGCAGAGAGTAGGCTCTGCCATCCTGCACGATATTTTGATACTTACTTATGTAAATGGCGTCGACTTCGGTACCGTTTACAATAAATGCAGGGTGCACCTTTGTTGACGTTCCTATGCCAAGGTCGGCATAGGTCATTTTAGGGATTTTAACCATTACTGAAGGTAATCCCTTATCATCATAAATCAGTTCGTTGCCGGGACAAACCGCCTGCAACGCAAGATTACTTAAATCAAAATTTGCTGACATCGTTTAAGCCTCCTCTGTTATATTTAATGCCCAAAGAGTAAGAACAACCTTATCCATATCAAGCGGTAAGGCTTCGGGCGGTTCCTGTTCGGTGGTTTCGCCGTTTTCGGATATAGGCTCTGCCGCTTCTACTGTCTTATACTCCTTGGCGGGTATATCGATTTCAGCGACATAGGCGCGACCTGCGGCGGCGCCGATAACAAGAGCCTTGTTTTCATCATAGCACACGTCAATGTGCGTGGGCCAGTCCTGCTGTCTTTTTGCGAGGTTAATAGTTAAATCATCATTAAAGGTGATTTTCTCCCCCGAAACAGAGTAAGGAATTTTTATGCCTTCGTTTTTTTCGATAACTATCATACTGAATAGCCTCCCATTACAACATATTTTATGGTAACGCTTGAAGCACTACCTGTATAAGCAATTTTGAAGCCGTTAACAAGTTTGTCGCTGACCTCAATTTCGCCTGCAACACCATCCGCAGAAACGAGTTCGGTAATAACGATATAATCGGTATTAAGCCGCTCTTCCGACAAAGCAACCGACTGTATGCTGTCGTTAAACGGAAAATCAAGGGTGTTTGTTAGTGTTACGGTACCGATGTCTGTTTTTAAGAAATCGTCAACCTTCCACTGCACCTGTCGAGAGTGGTTTAATATAAGACCAGCTGCGATTTCATTATCATCAATATCGTTTTGGAAATTCGCATAAGCGGCCTGCCTTATGGCTTCGGCAGAAACCCTGTTTTCTTCGTTGGTTTTCCGCGTGTTTTCAGATGATACTCTTGCCGCCTCATTTTCGCCCCTTATGAGTTCTGCGGCGGCTCGTTCTTCTTCCGAGGTTACACGGTTTTCTTCATTGCCCGACCTTGTTTCTTCGGCGGCGGCACGGGAAGCCTCCGCGGATACTCGGTCCTTCTCGGCTTGAACTCTACCGCTTTCAGCAGTAACACGAGCCTTTTCTGCGTTTACTCTATCGGTTTCGTTTTTGGTACGGGTTTGTTCTGCCGTAACCCTTGCACTTTCTGCCGATGAGCGTCCTTGCTCTGCCGAAGCACGTGCAATTTCAGCAGCAACTCTGGCGGCTTCTGCTTCATCAAGAACAGTAAGATTTTCAAGAGCCTGTTCGGAATTTGCCAAAGCGGTACCGGCAATATCATCCGCATTTTCGATACGCAATAAGGCGTCGTTTAATGCCGAAAACTCATCCGAACTCTCTACCTTATTTTCATCATAAGGTTTGGCGGCTACATCCACATAAAATGTTACAGTCGATAAAAGGCTTTCGCCACTATATAAACCTACATCACAACGGACACGGCCGACCGCCGCAAGCATTTGTTCGGTAAACTCGATGTAAACCAAACCGCTGTTAACGTCTCCATCAACCAAGAACGATTTTCCGTCCGGTTTAGTTCCTCGAATACGGGGTGTTACACTATCGGCAATATTAAAGGGAGTATCATTTTGGGTAATGGTAATTTCCAAATACCTTGATTTTATATCCCCTTGCTTTGCCTCTACAATTCGCAGAGAATTGCCACCCGAAGTATCGAGCGTTATTCTCTTGATATAGGATAAATCGCCTATATCCTCAAATTTGAAAGCCATATTTTAACCCCCTTTTTCCGTTTTTTCTTTTGGTTTTTCGGGCGGATTATTCATAGAATTGATATCCGAAAGGAGTTCAAGGTTTTTCTTGCTCCTTATTTCCGAAAGCACGTCAGCGACTATGCCTTCCAAAAGATAAGCGGGTAATTTCATATCATTGCTGACTTGACTTACCGTCTGGACGATTATGCCTTTTGCGTTTTCCATTGCAACGCTTAACGGCATTTTTCTTTCTTCTGCCATAAACTAAACCTCCAATTTTTCAAGTACCGAGTTTAATTTTCTTTCGAGCTCGGTATTTTGTTTTTTCAAAGACTGAATTTCTTTTACAGCCAAAGCGATAAATTCTTCGTACCGCAAAAAACACTCATCGTCTTTTGTTCTTACAAAGCCTGCGAACTCCGAAGAGTCCACTTCGGAAATTGTCAAGGCTTGTTCGACCTCTTGTGCAATAAAGCCTGTATGATAGCGGTCGCTCGTTCCGTCATTGTACTTATAACGAATTGGGCGAAGGTTATCAAAAAGAACGCTGTATTTTTCTGAAAGGTCCTCTATGGTATTCTTTTTATTCACATCGGAAGTGATGGCTGTACTATTGCCTAAATACCAAGTGCCCCACAACTTACCGCCGCCGTTTCCTGTTTTATCAGTTATTATCGAGGTGTAATTATCATTGGTTACAGCTTTAAATTCGCCCCATACTGCACCGCCGGAAGACGAAACAGAAAACTTTGTATTGCCGCCAACAACAAACAGCAAATCCTTTCCGTTATCTGAATTAAAACAGGGGTTGTTCGATGTAGATATATAGAAGCTCAATACTTTTGTACTACCACTTCGGCAAATAAAAGCAGGGACATTTATCGTATGACTAAAAAATTGCTCCTGCCCGAAGTCCCAAGCGCCATATAAAACACCACCGGATGAAGTTGCCCTAATTCTTGTTGAATCACTCACTCCGATTAAAATAGGGTTTCCGTTGCGTGAAAAAATACAAGGATAATTTGAAGTGGAGTTGTAAATAGATATGCTGCTTGTTTGGAAGGCGTGGGCTTCAATATCTACTGAAAACGTTTGGTCTTGGTTAAAATTGAATGCACCATACAGTGTGCCATTGTTGCCGTCTAAAACGATGTGTGCTCCGTCGTTACCCGAATCATCGGCATAGGTCATATATAATGGAACGCCATCGCTTTTTAGCAGTAATATCTTTTTGTCTCCCCACGTTCCCGTACCAATAAATCCAGCTTCGGCAGCTCCGTCATTGTACCAAAATTCGAGCATACCATTGTGAACTATAGCCTTGCTATAAATATTAAATGCTCCGTTTATGTTCCAAGTTCCGTAGGTTTCCGCACCATCGGGTGTTATGCTTAAATGAGCGTAATTGCCTTCGTCTTCATCATCTAATGTTGATACACCGAATTTTAACTCATTTGTACCTTCGATATAGGTAATGTTATTGGTTGAAGTCCAAACTTCGAGATAGGGTTTATATGTACCATCACTCCGCATATAAGGACTGATGCGGTTATACAAATAAAAACCGCCATATCCCTGCTCATTTGTACCAATAAGGGCTCTATGGGAAGAACCTTTCTGCATTAAATAACCGTCAAGTGCGATATTGCCTTCAGAGTCGAGATATAACGCTTTATCCGAATATGATCCAGCACCCTTGTAAATCGTTATAGCGCCGTCATATATATTCAAACCGTTATAAGACGCATCTAACTTCAAAATACCGTCCTGCCAAATTTTGAAGGCATTTGGAGATACTTCCGCAGAGAAATCTCCCCAAGGGTCTGATACCTTTAAGCCGTAGGCGCAGACTTTGTTAAATACGGCATTTCCGTCTTTGGTAAATCCGTATTGCCAATCGGGATTACCATTATTCCAACCCGAATTTGTAAAAGCATATCCACCGGCATTGTGCGTGTAAATGGTGGAACTGTTTTCAAGCAGTGGTTGGTCGTGCAAATAGTAATGACTTGCACCGGTTTCATCCTTGACTTCCGTATAATAAACACCGAGAGAGTTTGAAATCAATTCACTTAAAGCAACAGAGGCCTTTTGGTAAGCGTTTGTAAGGTTCTTATTTTCTTCGAGAGAAGAAGCAAGGTTATTGACTCTTGTGCTTATTTTTTGCGGAACGCTCGAAAGCGTAACGACATTTCGGTCTGGCTCATACGGATATTCTTTATATCGCACAATTCGGTGTTGGACTTTTATTCCATGCTCACGGTCGAGAAGCATTACCGCCTTATGCAGTTTGAAGTGTAAGAAAGAATATTTTGGGTTGAGTTTTGCCAAATCCACAACATCGCACTCATAGGCTCTTGCGGGATAAGAAAGGGTTTTTAATTTTTCTTTCGTAGCCGCAAGCAACGATGATTTAACAGTGTAACGCTCATCAACCCACCAACCACACACTACCTTGTCGGCATAGTCGGTGTTATCAACATATTCTTTGCCGTCATTGATACTTGCAAAAGAAAGTCCGTCTTTTCCGTATGCGTAAAGGCGAGTTATTAGTGAAAGGGAATCGCCTTGCATTGATAACTTACGCAAATTTAATTGGTCTGTTAAATATTCGCCTGTATTTTCAGCTTCGCTCTGCAAATAAACCTTAACGGTCTTTCTCTTAATTGACCATTCAAGATATACGCCGTAGGTTTCCATAGAGGACATAATAATGTCGTAATCTGTGCAGAACTCAAAGGCTGTCGTGCGGCGAATACCCGAAACGTCGCCATTTACAACCGTCCAACCATCTGGCAGATGATTATAAAGCAACTCCATAAGCAAAACGCTTTCTGCGGCATAGTTCTTATGGATGTTGCGTTTAAGGAAATCGAAATTAAGGTCGCATTCTATCTTGCCGTTTTTTACCTTTTTAACGATATAATAGTTGTCGCCATATTCGAGTTCGCTTTCCTCTACTAACTGGCTATAAAAACGATTTTCGGGCGAAATATCGAAGCATAAGCGGATGCTTCCGTCTGTTTCGTGTTGTAAATAGAAATTCTCAACGTCGTTGCGGGAGAGGGGGTGTTGCTCTCCTTTGCTATCATAAAAGCGTATCATAAAGCATTACCCCCTTATAAATAAATCGGGTAATACTGGATAACGACTTTCGCCGTTCCAGATATTTCGATTTGATTATTGCCCGGAGACAAGGTTGGGAAACTTACCATATCACAGTCCGCAAATTTGTTTGCTCCGTCTTGCTGTATCAACGACTCCATACCATCAACAACTATCTGTCCCGATATGTTATTGATGGTTATATTATTGACCTTAAGACTGCTGTTCGGAGTGTCGATTATATACCGGCACTCCGTTTCACAATTTCCTTCAACAAATACCGAAGCACTTGCGGTCAGCGTTATAGTTTCAAGCGGACCGTGCCGCAGACCGATGAGCGTATATGTGCACTGTTCTATCCACGGCGCTTTTGTGGTTGCCTTTCCTGTTCCGGTTAAAATACAGTAATAATAAAATTTATCGGGCATAAAAAGATTTGCTTGTTTTGCCAAAATTGCCGTAAGGTCGGACATTTTCTTGGTGGCATCGTGCGTGTCTTCGCCTTCAAAATCAAATGTGAGGGTTATTTTTCGCAATCGAGGCTTATTTTGTAAGCGTGTCGGAAAAATTGCAGAGGGAGCAAGAAAATAAGTGTCGTTCAGTTCGCATCCCTCAACAGAATAGTTCACTAAATGAGCCCCTAGCATAGCGGGGTCAAAATCGTTAATTTTCACTTATTTTCCCTCCCAGTCAATTTCTTTTGCTATCTCCGGTGCAAGAATTGTGCCAACCTTCTGCTTATCAAGATAAACATCGCCTTGCATTACAACTCTGCCGCCGTTTGTATTTTCGGGATTTTCGTTACCGTCTTCGTCTGTGTCGGAAGTCGTAACTATGCCCGACCTTGCGGCTGCCGTTTTAACTGCCGCTGAATCGTTTTCGTCAACAACCGTTGTTAGATGCCTTACGGTATCTCCTACATCGAGTCCGTCAAACATTCCTTTGGGGTCAACATCGAATTTTGTTTTAGAAATTTCTTTCGCAACATCCGACATAGTTCCAATAGCCGTTTGAGCCTCATCGTCAATACCTTCGGCAAGACCAAACATTAAGTTTTTACCAACAAGGTTTTCAAAAAGTTTCGACGGGCTTGCAATTCCGAAGAAATCGCAAATTCCGTCCACTAAACCATCAAAGAAACCGGAAACCTTATCCCAAAGCCAAGAGCCGACATCCTTAATGCCTTCCCATAAGCCCTTTATAAGATTTGATCCGATATCCTTAAATTTAGAAAATCCGTCTTTGAATGCATCCACCAAAGCTGTTATGATTTGTGGGATGGCTTTTACAAGCTCTACAATGATTTGTGGCAGGGCTTTAATCAAAGACAGGAATAAATCTATACCAGCTTGGATAAGCAATGGTATGTTATCTAACAGCGCCGTAATAATGCTTGATATAATTTCGGGTAACGCTGTAACGATTGCTATAATAATATCTGGCAGCGCACCTATTAAAGAAACTAACAGGTCTATACCGCATTGAATTATCAAGGGTATAGCATCAAGCAACGCTTGTATAATAGAACTTATTATCTGCGGTAATACTGCAACAATCGTTATGATGATAGTCGGTAATGCTTTTACCAAAGATACAAGCAACTGTACTCCGCAATCCACAAGCATTGGTATCATATCAAGCAGAGCCGCTATAATTCCGTTTATAATGCTCGGCAAAGCCAAGACAATGGTGTTTATTATATCGGGCAAGGCTTGAATTAGTGATGTCAACAGAGTTATTCCACATTCGATAATTTGCGGAATAAGCGTCATTAGACCGTCAACGATACTTTGAATTAAATCGGGTAAAACCTCGACTATCATCAGTATTATATCGGGCAAGGCATCCACTATTGCCATAACCATTTCGGTTACAGCGTTAAGCAATAACGGAACATTCTCAACGATAATATCAATTAGCGTTTTAATTATTCCTGGTAGTGCATCAACAAGGGTTTTTATGATTGTCGGTAATGCTTGAACGAGAGCCATAACCACATTTGTTATAGTGGCTATTAACTGTGGCAAAGCCGACTGTATAAATTCAAGTATGGAATTTATTAACTGCGGAAGAGCCTCAATTAAAATTGGTAGTGCAGCCAATATTCCATCCGCAAGAGCCTGTACCAATGCCATGGCCGCCTCGAATATTACATCGAGGTTATCGACTATTGCTTGGATGCAGCCTGTTATGCCTTCGGCAAGAGCAGGAAGCAATGTAGGCAACGCCGAAGCCAAAGCGGTAGCAAAGGTTTCAACCATATTTACCGCAAGTTCGGCTATCATCGGTAGACTCTGCACTAAATAATCGATAGCGGATAATGCTATTTCTGTTAGTGCAGAGAAAATGGTGGGTAATCCCGCCATTAAACCATCAAGAAGCGTTTTCGCACAATCTAACAACTGCGGCAACAACTCGGAAACGAGTGCCGGTAGAGACTCTGTTATTGTTGGCAGTAGAGCTTCTAACGCTTGCGGTATCACAGTGATTACCTGCGTAATTACAGGTATTAAATTGTTCAATGCGGTAGCGCCACATTCTACAAGGTCCGTCATTAGAGAAGCAATATCAGCATTACTATCTCCAAGACCGATAACAAGATTATCGAAAGCAGCCTTTGTCATTCCTATTGAGCCTTGAATGGTGGTAGAGGCTTCTTTCATTGTAGTTCCAGTAATACCCATTTCGGTTTGGATAGCGTGTATTGCCTTAACGATATTTCCGAAGGACATATCGTTTGCTTTTACCGAATCATCTAATGCTGCGGCATCCTTTATCAACCGTTCCATTTCGGTTTTGGTGCCACCATAACCTAATTTTAGGTTATCGAGCATAGTGTAGTTTTGCTTACTGAAACCTTGATAGGCGTTCTGTATGAGTTCCATTGACGTACCCATTTTGTTGGCATTGTCGCTCATATCAGTAATCGCCATATCGGCATATTCAGCCGCCTTTGCGTATGCTTCGGCGGGTAAAGACAAACCGGCAGAAGATTGACCAATAGAGGCCTTTATCATTTCTTCCTGTTTGTCAAGGTATTTTTTGAGTTCCTTTAACTCTTCGCTTCGGGCATCCTTGTAGGTTTCCAACTCATAATCGTGCTGTTCCTTCAAGGCTTCCCTTTTGGCATCGCTTTCTTCCTTAATAGAGTCCTTTTGGTCTTTTAAGGCTTTAATTTGTTCCTTTCGCTCATTTTCTCTTGCTTCCTGTTCAAGTTCGGCAATATATTCGGCTAACTCCTGCTCCGCCTCGGCACGTTCTATGGCAGTAAGGGCATTTGAGACCTTTTTTTCAAGGTCAGCCTTTTTCTGCTCCTGTGCTTGTTTCTTGGCGGCAGCCTGTTCGGCGGCCGTTTGAGCTTCAAGGGCATCTATTTCATCGTCGATTGCTTTAATTCGCCGATATTCTTCTTCATCAATGAGTTTCAGACTTTCCTTATATTGTTTATCTATAAGTTTTATCTGTTCATCAGTCGCTTTTTCAAAAGCGTCGACCTGCTCATCGAGCGAATCTATCATATTTTCCGCCATTTCTTCGGTAACTTCGCCCGAAGTGTCTGCAAAAGACTGCAAAAGACTGGCAGAAAAACTGGTTACGGTGGACATATACTCATTTGCCGACATACCTGCGGTCTTATAAGCATTCGCCGCATATCCCTTGACTACATCGGCGCTATCTTTGAATAGGGTTTCTACACCGCCTACCAATTGTTCATATTCGCCATAAGCATTTACGGCGGCAGTGGTTAAAGCACCCACGGCGGCCGTTGCGCTAGCAATCCCAGCTAACGCTGTTTTTCCAAGTTTAGCAAGACCCGTTTTTAGACCACTTTGGTCCAGTTCGGTATCAATGACGATAGAGCCGTCAGCCATACAAATCACTCCTTTTTGCGCCCGACATTTATGTCGGTTTCAAATGATTAGCACGGCTCAACGGCTCAATGTACTATTTAATTAAAATCTGTTGCCCGTCCTTTATAACGAGCTCAAAAACTCTGCGGCATCCTCTGGTACACTTTTGATGAACACCTTTGCAATTTGCAGTGTTATCGTAAATGACTGTTTTTGCGCCGCAATAGGGGCATACCGCCCACTTTTTTGTAAGTGCCGGTATTTGTATTTTTTTCATCGTATTCCACCTCCGAAAAGCGCACCTATTTGTGCGGCCTTTTCTTCTGTTGTAAGTTGTTCGGGCAAAGCGTATAATGCCTGTAATTTTGCAATACGTGCTCTTTCGGACTTATCTTTTATTGATGAGATATCCGTTGCCCGATAACCCATAATTTTAACAAACTCACAATCAGAAGGTAGAGCGTCAAAAAGCGCCTTGAATTTCCACCAATGAAGGTAGTCAATTTCGTTTAAATCTATCCTATAAGTGCTATAAAAAGCAGAATAAATATAGGCATCGTCCCACTCGAAATCGTAAACACGCTTTTTATTCTTAACGGTTTTTTTGACCGCTTTTTGCCTTTTGGTTTCTTTCTTCCCACACCTGTAAAAATCTATGATTTTATCAATAACGTCTGCTGTTATGTTTTGGGGATAATTCTCTCCAAAAATTAAATAAACCATTTCTTCGAGTTTTCTTTCATCGGAAAGGGATTTATCCCTTAAGAGCAGTTCAAGCAACATAAAAGTTCTAAAATTGCTCGAAATAGGGTATTCTTCATCATCGACCGTTATGGCTTCGGGAAGGATGTCTAAAAGAATATTTATATTCTCACTCATTTTTTATTTGCGGCTCTTCGTTGAGCACGATTCAAATAAGTAGAGGTAATTCTCTGCGTTCTTGAAACCTGCGCTGCTCTCTGCATAGCAACAAACGCCAAGAAATCTTCGTATGCATCGTAGCAATTTGATAGACTGCATTTTTCTCCGCATATCTTCTTGCCGTTGCCTTCGCCGAACAGTTTATCGAAGGTCTCTACAAACCAGTTATAGTGAGCTCTCATAATTTCAGAGTGCTTACCGGTTTTAGGTAACGCTTTTTCCTTTTCGCCCATTTCCTCGAATACATTTTCGTAACGCTCAACTATATCGGCATCGGTCATATCAAATTCAAACTCATTGCCGTTATAGTTCCATACTTTTGTATTAGAAACGGTTTCGGTTTCGATGTTATTTTCGGGTTTTTCGTTAATATTTTGGCTCATTGGCTCATTTCCTTTCTGAAATAAAAATAGAAATGGTCGCTGTCGATTTAACAGCGACCATTAAATTATTCGGTTTTTGCAGTATCGGGAGTGAAGGTGTTGGTTGCGGCATCGAAACTGCCGGGAATTAAATCTCCACGTGCCTTAAAGGTACCCGTATAAACGAGAGCCTCTGTGCCGCTACCTTTACCATCGGGAACAACCGAGAACTTGCGCCTAAACGCTGCGAATGTGCCTGAGGTTGTACCAGGAGTCCAACCGTTTACTACGACAATATCGCGGTGTGCGTCGGTACCGATTTTTTCATAGTCTGTAATTTCAACGATTTCCTCGACAACGGGGTCGCCGCTAATTACATCACAAGAATATGAAAGGCTCGGTGCGAAGCCGATAGTGTCCGAAATTTCGGTCTTATTGTGAATATATTTTCTGGAATACTCTTTTGCACCTTTGCTTTCCGAAAGGTCGGTAAAACCTTCGCCGATGAGGTGCAATTTTCCGTCCTTTTTGCATTCCATAAAAGCCATCAACTGATCTCTCGTGATGAGCTTCTGTAATACTTCGGTGGTGTTGGTCTCTGCCATTTACTTTTCCTCCTTGTGTTTATAGGATAGTGTGAATATCGCTTGATAATCGTCTGTGCCATTGTCGTATCGGGCGGCGATAGACGGAGTGGCGGTCATTTCGATTTTAACAGCGGTATTTCCACCGGAGAGTTTCGGAAGGTTTATAAACTCCTTCTTATCGTTCTTCGCAGAAAACCACTCATCAAGCGAATTTAAGATTTTTCTTGCATCAAGTTTGTGCTTGGTGTCAAGATTTGAAGCACGAACGTAAACGGCAAACGGAAATTCTCCGTTATACGAGCCATTTATATACGCTCTGCTTTTTTTGGTACCCGAAAGAGGTTGAAACATCATAGACGACTCTTTTTTATCGAGTTCATCAAGTTTTATTTCCACCGGTTTTTCGGGCCAAGTGTTTAAGAATTCAAGCATTGACTGCTCGATTATAACACTAACGTTTGTGGTACCCACATTAATCACTCCTTGACGATTTCATTTACCCCTTTAACCCAAGCCTTTTTCTTTGCGGCTTTGGCTTTTTCAAACCACTGCGCACACGCTTGGGGGTGCTGTGCTTTCGAGAAGTTACGCCTACGTGCATAATAGGTCGACTTTGCATAAGGGGCATTATAGACAATCTCTCCGCTTCCTATGGTTGTGCCTCTTTTACCAGAGCCAACGAGAACTCCCGTTCTCATAGGAACATACGGGTCGCTGTCTTTTAGCACTTCGTTGTCGAGCCATTTTTGCGCCCTTTGATATTTAGGCGAAAAACGGTTTACGGTCTTGGGGATGTCGAATTTAATTTTAACGCCCATCTATTTCCCAATGCCACATTCTCGAAGTGCCTTTTTTGAAGTAATGAGCCTTTGTAATCGCATAGGCGGGTTTTGCATTTTCTTGCGGCGTGGGATATTCGGAAATACCTTCAACAAAATAATCCTTTTCATCCTCGTTAAAGGTCCAAAAATCCTTTTTGTCTTTGGCTTTTTCCCATTTATCAAACGGAAGAAACTGCTTTTTGGCGCCGCCTATTGATACGGCTCGAACTTTACTATCAAAAACATAAAGCCTTGCGCTGTCCTGCGGCGTTTTACCCTGTTGTGATGCCGTTGCGCCGTAATCTGTATCGCAAAACACATTTGAAAGGACGGTAACTGAATATTGAGCAACCATATCCTTTTCGCCAATGTAGTTATAAAGCGTTACAATGTCCGGGAGCATTCTTTTACTCGCCACAGTTTTTATGCACTCCTGCATAAGCCCATCTGCACATAAGACCAGCCTTTTTTAGTAATGCAATAGCCAAAGAGGAAACAGGGATACCGTCTTTGGTGCGAAAAATGACCTGTGAGCCGTTGTTGCCTGTATTGCTAACCGAATAACCGCCTAAACTCTCCGAGCCAACGGCGGCGCCTTCTGCAAAGCCTAAAACGGCATCAATGCCGCCTTGATGATAAAGCATTTCCACCTCATAAGCGGTGGCTTTTTTAACGTTATCAGTCTTGGCGGCATTTTCGTCAATTTCTACTGTCGCAACAGAAGCAATTACATCGGAAGCAATCTCGGCAAGGCGGGAAAATTCATCATCGGGAATGTTCGTACCCTTGAATTCGCCGTCATAATACGCTTTGTCGATATATGCCATAATGTAACCTCCAGATTAAGCAGGGGGATTTGTTCCGTCAGCAGTGAGCGTTTCGGGGTGCTTTTCCTTGATGTGCTTATCAAGGGCAGCCTGTGTGGAATATTCCTTGTCGCAGTGCGGACACTTAAACTTATCATCGGAACCCTTTTTAAGAGCCTCGATTTCAGCGTGAAGAGAATCGTTTTCCTCTTTCAGTCTAACGATTTCAGCGTGAAGCTCTGCGTTTTCCGCCTGCGCATCGTTATAGGCTGTGAGAAGGTCCTCTTTGGAGTTTGCCTTGCCCTTTTGGAGCACGTTTCCCTTTTCATCGATAAGGGAATAGCCAAGAGCAAGGAATTCATTTAACTTTTCTTCGGGGATTTTTCTCTCACAGTTTGCTCTTTTAACAAGTAACATACCTTAATCCCCCTTTACGCTTCGAGTTCATCCGAAATAACAAACTGAATTGCATCAGCCTTCTTGTTAAGGATGAATACGTCCTCGAAAGACTCCTCGAAGTAAATATATTTACCTTCGGAACCGGCAGAGGGCGGGTCGAGCTGCGAGAACTGATAGGAAACAGGGGTAATAACAGCGTTAGGATGAACAAGGAACATCTTAATCTGCTTTGCGGTTTCGCCTACTGTCCAACCAGCAGTGAAATCGTAAACTGTTGCCATAAGTTCGGGCGGAACAACAACCACTTCAACTTGGTCAAGGCTCTTAACCATTCTGTTGATTTCAGAAGTGCCGCCCTGTACATTGAAGTTGCGGGTAATCTGCTTTGCGTTCTTGATGAGTTCATCCACATCGGGAGTTACATAAAGAACACGGCCGTTGGGAGTAACACGCTTCTTTGTCATTTTCTTCATAAGAGAGTCAAAGACAGTAAGCACGTTCTCAATGGTAAGCGCAGTAGTGTCTGCGGTGTTGCCGAGTGCGGTCCAGTCTGCATAAATCTTGCTAACAAGATATGCATCCATTTCGGGAAACTTCTCTTCTTCGTTCATAACTCTTGTTATGTTCTGGATAGAAGCAACCTGATTAGTCTGGTCTACATCGGCAGGATGAACAAGGGTGCTCCATTTTCTCTGATTAGAGAGAGTTTTGGGCTCCCAAGCGTTATCATAGTTTCTTGTTGCGGTAGCAATAGTATCTCTGTTGCTATCCACACGACCGCCTACCTTAATAGACGGAATTTCGATGGTTTTGGCATTGGTCCAACGGTATCTACCGTTGTTAGGGGTAGAGTACAGTTTGCCAAAGTTAAGCACATAGGGGTAAGCCTGTTCGAGTGCTTGGCTGTACTGTTTAGCATAGTTAATTGCTGACATAAGTTTTTACCTCACTTTTAATTTATTTGGTTTCGGAAGGTGCGGAACGAACACCGGCAAAGCCGAAATTAAAGGGGTTTGCACCGCCGTTATTACCGCCGCCGTTATTACCTGTTCCGGTCGGAGCAACAAAATAAGGCGAATTGCCGAAACCTGCACCGCCTGCTCCACCTGCGCCACCATTGCCGCCGTCGCCCTGTCCGTCTCCGGTGGGGTCCGCTTCTGCTTTGAATGCCGCAGGGTCGCTCTTTTTAAGAGCTTCAACCCAGTCTTTGCCGCCCTGGAACTCTCCCGTTTTCTCATCGAGCTTAAAGCCCTGTGCCTTAAAGTCAGCAACCGCTGCCTTTTTAGCGAGTTCAGAAGCAAACTCAAATTGAGAGAAGAATTTCTCGGTGGCGTGGTCGAGTGTTTGGTCTGCTATTTTCTTCTGCAAGTCAGCAGTATCTTTATCATACTTGCTTTGCAGTTCGGTCAGCTTGGTATTAAGAGCCTCACTGTTTCCAGCCTGTTCACGCAAAGTCTTAATGTCTTTGTCGCGGTCTGCGATTTGGATCTTAAGACCATCACGCTCGGCGGTAAGGGTAGTCAACTGCTGTTCCTTGGCGGCAAGTGCATCTTTGCCGGCTTGAATGTCTTTGCCGTTTTCATCCATAATGGAATCAATGACTTCCTTTGTGAGTTTTACACCATTTACCTCAATAGCCTCTAAAAACTCTCTTTTCATAACTGTGTCATTCCTTTCTTTCCCGATACGCTATTTTTACGAGGGCGCCCTCTGTCGGTCCCACATTTTTACGTCCGTAGGTAGACTGAATTTTTAATATGAAAAAAGCACCGTGCTATAAACACAGTGCCTAAATCAACAAATATTTTGAAATATAAAAAGCACTCCGAATTAACAGAGTGCTTTAAGGTTTAATTGATTATATTAGAGCAAGTTTCGGAAAACCCTACAAGACTTATCTTTTTTGTTTATATCAAAAGAAATACTGCCTTCGGGTTGATAATTGAAATCCTTATTGTCTATGACCTCTTCCTCTGAAGGTAAGAGCGACACCAAACAAAATACAATTCTTACGGTAGAATCGTTGTCATAAAAAAGAGTGCATATATCTTTTTTGTTTTCGTTCAACCATTCCTCGCCGTGCATTTCTAACAGCGCTTTGGCTGCTATCTTTTTGTATTCTTCCAATTATTTCACCCCCAAAATAGAGTTAAACCAATCTTGCTCATCTGCGGTAAATGTGATTACATTACCTCTTAAATCAATTATACTACTATTTTTCTGCCATGTAAAGTGTTTTAATGCCAAAACGTCTTCTTTTGAGGCAGAAATCCTTGTAACAGTAGGATGTGAGTGTCCCACCCATTCCCACTTATTGTCAATAACTTCTTCTTGAAGCGTTTTGCCTATGTTGCACGAACTATATCCGCCTCGTAATACGATACTGTTTTTGCCTTTTGTGAATAAAGCAAATTCACACTTGGATTTTGCAGATAATGCGGCTAAATCATCGAGCGAAACGTCTTTCTTTTTAACCTTTATAAATGCCCCTTGGGACGGGAGTTTATCGAGAATACGTTGCTGATGCTCTTTGAGTTCCACAGTACCGCTTTTTAAGGCGGCTAAATACTCTTTATATTGAGCGTTTTTAGTCCTTACATCAATAGTCCTTTTTGCCGAATGAACAGCCTTTTGACTAACGCTACGATTAAATGCATTGGTTTGCAACCTATCTTTCTGCGCAGGCAAACCGGTCTGCTTGCAGAAATCAGCGTATTTTGCTTCGTGACCTTTCATTTTATAAGCCAACAAATCAAATTCGTTTTGCATTGAAGTTTTTAGTTCTTCGTTATCGGCATTTTTAACGGCTTCGTCATATCCAGCCAATCGGCGCCGTTCATCCCTTATTTGCCGTTCCATAGCACGTTGCTTTTGTTCGGCTTCATATTGAGGGATTTCTTCGCCGTTATACATAACGGTCTTATCCTGGTAAGATTTCAACTGTTTATCGGTATAGGCTCTTGTGCTTATGCCTTCAACAAAAGGATACCAGTCGTGGCGGCAATTAACGCCCTTAAAGCCTGTTGCCGTTCCGTAGCCTATATCGGTTAATGTTAAGTAGCCTTTTCTCTTACCTTCAATACAAACGATTTTACCTTGCCAACTTGCGTGTTCGGGTCGAGCTCCGCCGTGTGCCGTTATTTCCATAAGGTTTGTGCCGAGTTCTTTTGCATTAGCAAGACTTATTTCTCCCGTTGTTTGACTAACACCGGTTAAAACCGCTCTGCGAACTGCGGCCTCTACGTTCATCCTTGCCCCCGAAGCATATTCAACCATACCACCTTGTGATATGGCATCATCGACAGCGTGGCGAATTGCTGTGTTGTAGTCGAATGCACCGCTTGTTATTTCCATTTCTGCCAAAGCGCACGCTTCTATAAACGCTGTCTGCGCAGATAAAGCGGTTGTTTTGGTAAGGTTTGAAATTAAGCCGTTTGTTTTGGCTATTCCCGCTGATAAAACTTGCAACATAGCAGGAGACGCTTTTAACGGAATAGGGGTTTTGCCCGCAGATTTATAAATCTCATCGTCAAAATCCTTTGATGTTATTCCAGCGTCCTCAAAAATGGCTTTTACGGCGGCTTCGGATGAGTCGGAGTATTCAGCGACCTTTGAAATTACATCGTCATACAGGAGCCCTGCTTCACGCTCAACGGCAATTTGCCATTTTGCACCTTCGGTTACATATCCCGTCTTAACTATCCTTCGAGCAATATCACGAGTAATAGATTCATTAAGACGGCTATACAATTTGATAATATCATCGGTGCAATAATTGTAATATTCCGGTGTAAGCATTGCTCAACCCCCTTTGTATTATGTAAGTCCAAACGGGTTTTGAGTCTTTGCTTTTTCAGCCTCTTGGTCTGCGATAACTTTCTTTGCAGTTTCTTCGTCTTCGCCGTACCATTTAACACGATATTCCCATTTTTGCATTAGTCCCATGCGGACCTCGTTCATATCACGGGAACGTTCAGCCTCGGCATCCACCACAATGCTATCATCCCAAACGCAATTAACCTCATATGCACCCTGCGGCGCAAGATTATAAAGCGTAGCATATACATCCATTGCGTAAGCCAAATCTTCTATGGCTGTCTGCAATGCCATTTGTATATCGGTTATTGTGGAATATGACCGTTGTTTTGAAGTAATAATTTCGGTTGCGGTTTTGTCAACGTTCTGCGGATCGGATAATGTTCCGTAGGCAAGACCGGAATTAAACTCAATTTTTTGCAGAATAGCGTTTAATCCGTTTAGCAACGAAGTGTCACGCAGCGAAGGAGAGAATGTTTTAAATAGTTCCGAACTCTTGGAAACATCATCCAGCGTATTCGGTCTAAATAATCTTTCTTTTCCTTCCGGGAGAATAGGTTTGCCGTTCTTATCTTTTTGGAAAGCTTCTTCGCTTGCATCAATAGCAAGTTCGCCGCCTTCAAATTCCCAAAGGAAACGCTGATACTGTTTATCGGCATCCTCAATAAGATTTACCGAGCGAGAATATGTCGAAACGCCCAAAGGGGAAGTTGGGTCTATCGTATTTCCTAACGGTATGCGGAAATAAGCAAATAAAGGTTGTTCCGTATTTGCAATGTCCTGTTTAGGCTTTAATTCTGCCCATTCTGGCACCTCTGTAAGACTAACCTCTGTGCCTCTATCATTTATGGATGATGAGCGGTAGGCTTTGTTGGTTACAGTGTTAATTCCATTCTTAAATTCGTGCCGTTCTACACGATGATAAAAATGGCTGCCTTGTTTTTTGTGCTCTACAAAATCGCAAGCAGTAATTTTTCCTTTGCTATCAAAAGCAAGGGGCAAGAAATCTGTTGCTTGAACACAATCAATAGCAATGGTATCGCCAACCACATAGGGTTTAAGCATAAGGCCGCCACCGGCACAACCATATTCGCAATATAAACGCATTTTACTGCGAAAAGGCTTAAACTGTTCATCAAGAAAACTTGCTCGTTGTGATAAATTATTTTCCTTGTTTTTAGCAGGGCAAACAATGTCGACCTTCGCTTCAAGAGTTACAAGACGTGCAAGTTCCGAAGCAATGGCAGCAGGTAAACCGAGCGACCGATTATTTTTTGCGAGCCAAGGTGCTTGACCGACATACATATTCATCCAGCCTTCGATAGCATTACTCATTTCGCTCGATACAAGCGATCGTGTTTGTTCTTCTGTCGAAGTACCAGAATTAAAAAAGTTACTCATAAAACCCACCACCTTATTAAAAATATTTTTTGTAATATCTCCAAAAGCCATTACCACTCCTCCTCTCCTTTGAGTTTCATTGTCGGGAGAAGTCTTTTAATGACTCTCTCGTATGTGTATTCAAAGGCATCCAAACTGTCGATATCCGATGTACCATCATCTAATCGCTCTTTTTCAAGACTTTTTGGATTCCATATAGCCGTTCCAATGGCTTCAAGCAACGTCTTACAGTCTTCGGTATAATAAAACCTGTTCTGTGCAGAAAGCGAAACCAAGGCGAATATACGGTCATTTATAACCTCTTTTCGAGCGTTCTTTACGGGGATATTTCCCAACTCCGCATCTATCAAGGCTTTTTTAATACCTCGAATTAGCACCGACTCGGCGCTATCGGGATATATAGCAGAAACAAATCCATATTTATCCAGGATTCGTTTAACAAACATAACAACTAATTGCCCTAATCTATCGGGGTCTATTTCCTCGATGTCTTCCAGGTGTTTTTCAGAAGCGAGGGCAATAAGTTTTTCATAGCCTTCGGTAATTCCCGAAGCCACAAAAGCGTGTGCCGAACCTGTGCCGCCAAAGTCAACACCAATATTGATAGACATAAACTTTTGTTTGCCTAATTCATCGGGCAACATTAAATGCTCTTTGCGTTCGTTATTCGTTGCTGCATACTCGGCCGCAAGGCTACGATAAATAAGACCTTCCGCAATACAGCGAATACCGAGTATATCACGCTGAAACCAAATAGAGCCTTCTTCATACTGACTTATAAAAGCGTTTCGGCTTTGCTCCGAAATGTTTGCGTTGTCAAATATGGTAAAATGCTCATAGTTCATACCGCCAAGCAGTGTACCTGCGGTATGTTTTTCTTGGTATTTGTCGATATACTCGGTATAAATCGGTGCTTTTGGATGGTCGGGGTTTAAGTCCCAAAAGAATTTACGCCGTTTCGATGCAAGAGTACGGTTAAAAGCCTCTTTTATCGTATTATCGTGATGTAGGTTGACCTCTGTTGCTATCCACATCCCGTAAGAGTTACCACGTATCTTCTTAAACGATGAAGCAAGAGCCGCACCGGAAAAGATAACTATTTTTTGCTTAAAGTGTGTTTTAGGACCACAAATGACAAGACAATCGTTGCCCTTATATTTTCCCCAATGGCATTGCCCTCTAAATATAGCTTCCAAACCGAAGCCGTTGGCATCGCCTATATTGAGTTTAGCGTTGGCAGCCGTAGAGCCTGTGGCAAGGTGTATCTTGTCGGGGCAAGTTTGCAACTCGTGAGCAAAAGCGTAAACGTTATCTACGGTTTTACCGGCACGAACTGCGCCCTCTGCTATGTTGTAGGTGTTATCAACACATTTGCGGATGTATTCGATATGCTTCGGACCGAAATTAAACGGAACAGTCTTTTTCTTATGGTATTTTTTAGCCATAGATTACACCATCCGTTTCATCAGTGTCTTCTATCTCGATATCATCCTTTTCACGAATAAGAGCAAGACGCTCTTTTTCGATATTTAATTTTGCTAATGCAGTAATCGCCTTTGTTTTGGCGTTCTGTATCCTTGTAAGTTCAGCCTCTAATCGAGCCAAAGCCGTGTCTTTGCTTTCGGTCAATGTATGAAGCGAATAGGCTTCTCCTGGAAGTATGTCCCTGTTGGCAACTTTTTCAGCCTGTATTTCGTCATAGAGTTCTTTGTCCTCTTTTGTGGCGAAGGCTCTTTTATTTTCCGTTCGGGAAACACTCGCCAACACTTGATTACCTGTCTGCTTTTTCATATCCGCAATAGCAATAAGTAAGCGCCGCTCTCGAACAGAACACATTTTGATTTGGTCGATTAACAGCGTTTCTTCGTCTTTCGGCATATCATCGATTAAAGCCTTTTCTTCATCGGTCAGCGTATCCCAATACACAGCAGAATAACCGCCGTGTTTTGTTGCGTTATCATTACCAAGTGGCGCACCATTTCCACAGGCGTTTTTATTGCCCTTTGGTGCTCCTTGTGGTTGCGACTTTTTATTATTGGAAGGTTGCGACTTTTTTCTTTTTTGGTTGCAACCCTTATCCTTTTTCCAATATCGAGAAGCCCACGATTTAACTGTGCTTTCGGAAACTCCGTACTTTTCCGCAATTTCCTTATATTTCATACCGTTTTCCCAATCGGCACGAGCATTTTTTATCATTTCATCACGAGCCTCAATATTTGTTGCCATTACATCGTCACCACCTCACCTTTGTTTATTTCGTATTTTCGGCTTAAATCTTTGTAATGAAAGCCGCAGCGCTATGACTTTTGACATTTTCAGTCATCATATCGAGGAAATCATCTTTGCTGAAATCAGAAAGACGGAAAACCTCTTCGGGTTTCATACCTAATTGCTTTCCGATTTCGTCTATCGGAACGTTATCATCCAAGAGCCTTTTAACAATTGCCTTCATAGGCTCCAACAAATGCGTTCCTCTTGCTCTGTTGTGTGTAACAGTGCCATATATATTTCCGCTCTCATCATCGTGTTTTACAACCACAATAGGTACCTTGCCGCCTAAATAAGAAAATAACGGTTCCTGCCCGGCAACTGTCCACCGGTGAAAACCGTCAATAATCGTCATATCGGGGCGGACAACTATAGGAAGCGTCCACCCGTTTGTTAATATAGACTGAGTAAGCAGTTTTAAGTTTTCCTGCGATACTTTGTTTGGGTTGTAATCGTTAGGTTTCAAGGTATTCCTATTTACCCACTGTAATGTTGAAAGCGGAGCAAATAACTTTGTATTATCCATTTTTGACTGTGCTCCTTGCATTTTGAGATTTTTTTGCCTCGTCTATATAGCGGCCATATACACGCTGATACAAGGCTCGGAACGTTCTTAACTTCGGATCCCCCGAAATAAGTCCCTCATAAATACATTGACAGTCCTTTTGAGTGGCTATTGCCGAAACCTGTAAAAAGAAATTTCGGTACCGCTCCGCTACATATCTCTTATGCGCATTTGGAAAATTTGTATCCATATCACTAAACAGAACAAGCAACTCGGCTTTATAATCTCTTTTGCTTTGAGAATTGCCTTCGAGCTCTTTTCTCGTTCTCGTTTTGCGACCAAACATTTCGCTATCCCAATATAACGCTGCAAGATAAGCGTTCGGCTCTCTGCGTATAACCCGCTCCATAAGGTCGGGATAATACTCATTCATTTTTACAAGGCTTTTTGCGGTATCGATAGAGAAGAACTGTGAAACCCTTAATTGACCTTTACCGGTGCCAGACTGCCATAGGTAAAGATATATTTCGGGAATTTCGACTTTCTGCTCTTTAAGATAAAGCCAAACGTCATTGTTGGACCAATCGTATATGGGGAATATTTGTTTTTTGTTGGTGCAACTCTTACCGACCTTTGTCATAAGAGCGATATTTTGTAACCTCTGCACCGACTCCGCCGTTCTTATTCCGACAATCGTTATTCCGTTATTGCATATACGGGGAAGGAAGTCTTGATATGCATCCTTTCTCGGTTTCAACAACGGGTGTTCTCTAATTGCGAATTTAGGCGGTTGCCTTACCCATACATCCTTTTTCAAACTGTCCCAACAAATAAAGGTTTCATCATTAGATAACTCGTTAAAGCAGTTAAAATGTTTTACTTCGATACAAAACCACTCGAATTTTGCACCGACAAGCATAAACTTCTTTCTCCAAGCAAGGACTGTACTCTCTATGCAAGGGAATATAGCCTCTTCATCAATGAACTGTACCGTTAACTGTTTGGGGTTTATCTTTCCACGCTGAATCAGCGATAATACCAGCTGCGCTAAACAAAGGCTATCCTTGCCACCGGAAAAGGACATATAAACAGGTAATCCGTTATTGAAAACATTTATAAGGCGAATTTCTGCGGCCTTTACCACGTCAATATCTGCCTTGCACCTTTTTACAGCCATATCTTTTCCCCACATTTCGGGCAGACAACAAATTTGCTGCCGGCAGGAGTTTCGGTTTCGGGCTGCGGCGCCGTATTTTGTTTGACTTGCACCTCATCGGCGCTGTCTTCAGACGCTTTCTCTTTTTGGATTTCTGCAATTTGTTCCTCTCGGCGCTTTCCGTTCTCTCGGATGATTTCTATTTCTTCATCATCAAGGGTTCCGTATTCGGATAACTTTTGCGTAACAACGTCTGCATCCGCAACCATTGACTTTAATATTTCATCATCGAAGCCTGGAATATCGAGGTCGTCCTTCAATTCCTCGAAAAATGAATTTATTACGTCAAGGTTGTCAATGCCAAGACCAAATATTTTATTATCGGCTATCATCAGTTTTTTCTTGTCGTTCTCCGACAGGTTTTTCTTCTGATGAACAAAAACGGTTTCTCTGCCGAGCCTTTTCATAGCCTCGACTAAACCGTTGCCGCATAAAATCGTGTTATTTTCATCAATAACTACCGGCCGTATCTGCTCGAATTTATCTATACTGCGGATAAACTCTTTAATTTGACTTTCCGTGTGAATTCTTACATTCTTTTCGGGAAAGTGCAAATCAGCAATTTTCATTTCGATTACTTGCATTTCTGCACCGCCTTTCTGCTCATCACAACGGCGATGATACCCGAAAGAAGCACAGTAAGCAAACTGCCGATAGTTTTGTATATTGCTATATTAAGTATTGAGCCGTAAGCAAAAACGGGTAAACCGATTATTAACGAACTCAATACGCCATAAAATACACCGTTTGCCGTAAGTTTTTTGCGGCAGAGTGTGAATACAGTCGGCAAAAGGGTGCTTGCCCTTAATGTGCCGTAGAATAAAAACAGGTGTGTAACTGTGAGCCCTGGAATATTTGCTATCGCAACCGCAATAATAAGCAAAAGCACCATAGTTTTTTTAGAGGCCTTAAGGTTGTCTTTATGCTCAAAATCGGTCGTGAGCGAAGCGGCAGAGCAAAGGTTTGAGTCCACCGTTGAAAGCAGACCGGATAAAATCATAAATAAGAACGGAATCAGCACCCAAGCGGGAAGGATAGATTTTATAAATTCAAAATTAACCATTCCAGCATCGTTAGCGATAAATCCCGACCCTGCGGCTACGAAACCTAAACCGCCAAGGCAAAGGGGGACTAACGCAAAGATTAAAGCACCGAAAAAGAAAGCTTTGCCGATACTCTTTTCTTTGATAGAAAATGTGCGCTGCCAAAAACTTTGGTCGCCGAACGGTCCCGAAAGTAAGCCGATAGCCGTAGGCAAACCAAAGGACAACATAACATTTATTCCGTTTTTATCGAATAGGCTCGAAAAATCGCCTGTATGCCCGTTTAAGCCGTCAAGTAATGTTCCAATACCACCCGATGATTTAATCGCAAGAGGGAGCAAAAGGAAACAGCCTAAAAGGATAAAACCGATTTGTATATTGTCGGTTATTACCGATGCCTTTATGCCAGATATTTGAGAATAAGAAAAAGCAATTACTGCAAGGATAATTGTTAAGAGCCAAAAAGGTATGCCGGTTATCATATTCAGTATTTTACTGCCTGCGAGTAACTGCACCGCAGTAGAAAGCACCGAAAGACTGCCAAGCTGGAATAAATATATTCCGTTGACCTTCTTGGAATTATACTTTTCTTTCATATATCCCGACAAGGTGATTCCTGCCGGCATTTCCCGTCTTATCTTTTTTGCAAAGGGTATAAAGAAAATCAAGCACAACACATTGGGTACCAAAAACCAAAATAGTCCCGGCAGACCGCTTGTATATGCCTTTTCTGCGGAAGTAAATAGGGATGGCGCCCAAATCCACGTTGCCGCAATACTAAATGCCGATATGACAGTGCCAAGATTTCTGTCCGCAACGTGAAAACTATCGTTGTTTTTACGTTTTGCAAAGAACAGAGTAGCACCTAACATAATTGCTGCGTAAATGAGTAGTACGATTATTCCGTACATTTGTTTTTCCTCCTTATATGTGTTCTTAATAACCGTACCGAAAACCCTTGAAAATGGCGTTTTTCTCTTGTTTTCGTGACGGAAACACATCGTGGGAAGAAGCACAACCACAATGTTAGATTACTATGCCTCCTTGATTTTATTTGCCATAAAAAAAGACACCGACTTTGGCGGGTCGGTGTCTGCGGCATTTGGATATAAGATTTTACAATACTATTCTATATCATTTTGAATGATAAGTAAATGAAGAGTTTTTGAAATTTCAAATAGTACGCTGTCAACTATTCCTCTTGTTGCCGAATATACAGTCAACACCAAATATCAGTACCGCCATAACATTTACGGCCGCATCTATATCGAGATAAACAGTACGTGGCTCAATGCTATGTTTTTTGGCAATTTCATCAATGGTGTGCGGCTCATCGGAAATAAACCTATCATACAACACTTCGTATTTACGCATATCGGTGGGGTTTTTCGACTTTTCGCAAATCTCCCGGTATGTATTAAGCATTCCTTCGATATGTGTCATAATGATTTTGGTGCGAACAGCACTTTTCTTTATGCTCTCGACTATCTGCTCACTGCGGTTGTTGGGGTCCCACATTAAGTCAAGAATTTCGATAATATCCTCTGCCTGTTCTGCGGCATAGATAGCGTTTATGGAATACTCCTTAAAATTGCGATAGTTTGAAAGGAGCAATTTCGTATTTTTAAGACGTTTATCCCGCCTATTGCGGCTTTCTTTCTGCCGTTCTTTTTCAAGCGTTGCCAATGCCGCTTCTGCGCCAGCTTTGGCGGCGGCCTTAATTAGTTCTTCTTGTGTGTAGTTTTGATTATCGGACATTTCAGTTCTCTCCTTTACTTATAAAATTTATACATTTGTATTGCCTTCGATAAAGAAATGCCATACATAGCCGCCGTATTGTACGGTGTTCAGATATGCCAGTTCTTTTTCGACACAGTCTATTTCCTGTCCGGTGCCGACCATATACACCTTTATTTTTACAGTGGGAGCTTCTTCGTTAACAACCGCCCACAAACAAGGGATGTTATTTTGCATTTGTACGGTCAAAGCGCCTACAAGCGGTAGTTCTATTGTTTGTTCCGCCTTCCATTCAAGCGGATATTTATAAATTCTTTCCATTTAACTTATCTCCTCTACATAGCACCAACTTTGGGGCGCTATTATAAGATTACGTTTTGCACAAAAACTCATATTTTCTGTGCAATGCAATATAGATTTGGCATCGCAAGGACAAACACCGACTTTACAAAATTCTCTCAACTCTCTCGGCTCGTCATAAATCACAAGGTTTGATATATGCCAAGCGTACCCGCTGCTATTTTCCAAATACGAACTAATTTCATCGTGTGTTAAAGCGGACATTCCTAAAATAAACTCTCCCGCTGTGCTTTTTAGCCAAACGCCTTCGTTGTTATTTGTGCAGGATATTTTTCGTATTGAATCGCAAACAAATTCTCCAATAACCTTGCCTTTTTTTAAACCCCATTTTTCTCTGTTCCACTTGCTTAACGCTTCGTATTCCCCAAGCCGATTTTTTAGGCTTTGAAAAAATTCATTACTTCCTTGCAATGTGCAATAAATATAAACCTTAAACGGTGTTTCAAGTTTCGGCCGTGTCTTTCTAATCTCAACCATTTTCTCGTAAATAAGGTTAAATTTTTCATCGTGACCAATTGCGGTGCACATTTTATCGCACCAAACCGGATTAGTGCTTAACAAAACAGCTTTTTCCATATTTAACTCCTTCCGCTCCGTACCATACAGAACAATAATTCAGTTATTGACCGTGTGCGCTCCCTTTGGTGTGCCGGTCTTATAGTTTCAAGTCTCCAATATGCAGTATCGTTATAAAGTTCCATTGGGTTTTCAAATTCCGAATACTTATCATTGGTTGAATGAATAGGGCACAGAACGCCAACATTGTGCGGAATTTCATTAATTACCTCTTTATAGGTTTTCATCGGCATTACTAAATAATTTTTTTCGGCAATGAAATTCTGCCCGAAACCACTGTTAAAATCGGCTCTACAACTTTTAACCTCATAGCAGATAAATATTCCTTTTTCCAAACCGCTTACGCTGTATTGGTTTAACGGCTCAAACTGCAAAAAGTCAATTCTTTTAACCTCTTTTGTACCGTAGTCCAATGTCACTTCGCTTGCCCAATATTTTCCCATGCCAGAAAATTTATAACTTCTTAAAAGTTCGTTAAGAAATTCCGTTGTTTCTTTTCTGTTCATATTGGCTCACCCGTTTTTTCAAAAAGGGCCACCATTTCCGAAATTTCCATTTCACGTCGAGCAATTCTTAAGGTCTGCAAGTCGGTCAATTTATGCTTATCTCGAAAAGGGATACACAAATCGCACATAGCCTTTTTTGTGAGCTTCTTTTCATCAACAAGTTTTTTATAGTTTTCTTGCAGTTCTGCAATTTCTTTTAGAATATCAACCATTTTTAGCACCTACCATTTCTTTTGCAAGGTCAATGATTTGCTTTACAAACACTAACTGTATATTGTCAGGGCTTTTGGCTTGGGAGATTAACCCCTCTGCAAATTCCATAACGCCGTCTACATAGCCTTTTTCATACTGCTTTCTGTCATAGGATAATGCCTTTACAAGTTCGTCCTTATCAACTTTGATACCAACCTTTTGTATCGCCTGGAGCGTTTGTTCGTCTTGCTGTTGGATTATCATTTCTTGGAATTGGCTCACTACAACCTCAATGGGAGATTTATACATTTTCAACACTCCTTATTTCGCTAAATAATTTGTTAAATGCAAGGTTTGTGAGTCTTATTCTTTGCCCTTTTTTCGACAAGAGAATATGTCCTTTACTGGCGCTTATTACCGTCCATTTTTGATTAGGATTCAAATCTACAAATACTATTAGACCAACGCCGGTATCTATTTTCAATTCGGTATTATCTTTTGGTATTGCTATTCTTTTCATTTGATATTTCTCCGTTTCACACTAATTTTCGTATCATACATCAAGAGGAAATCCCCCTAACGAGTTATATGTTGAGGCAATGGCATAAGCCGTACAAAAGAAAACTAACATTAACATTACGAGTACGACACCGGCAAGGGTCAGTATCTTTTGCCAAAGCCTTTTGCTTCTTTCAAAGAGCCATATACAAAGGACCAATAATGCGATAAGCGTTATAAAAATTATTAGGTTTAACATTTGCAGCTCTCCTTTAATTTTGTCTCGGCGGCTTCTTTGGTTTTATGGCATAATAACTTGAAGACATCGGCCGTCATTTCAACGGTTTGCTTGCCTATAAGTTGACTATCGTATTCTACCGTTATCCAAAATCGGCACGAAGGACTATAATAATTATCTTTTATTGCTATTACTTTTGCAGGGCATACTTCCTGTAATTCCGCCTTGCTAAAATAAATCTTGTCGCCATTTTTACAAGGCGGAAAAAGGGCGCCTTTATTGATAAGTTTTTCGGCAAAAGCGTTGTAATCCCACCTTTGAATTATTGGAATGCCACCGGCAACCGCCCTTGTCGGTAATATTTCTTTTAAGACTTTTACTATTTCGTCTTTCATAGGTACGCCACCTCTTCCACTCGGCTTATACAAGCCTTTTGAATTTTCAAAGCATTAAATTTCTTAACTGCTTCGTCTTCGGTTTCAGCTTCGATAACGTGTTCGCCCGTTCTTTCGGGGAAGTTATCGCAAAAATCGGTTTCCCATTCAATAAGAAATTTTTTCATATTTATTCTCCTTTACGGCTTTTTCCAACCGGCCTTTATTAGAGCCTCTGCAATGTCCTCGTATTTGCACGATATACAGTTTGTGCAGTCGTTGTTATTACATAACTTGACTTGCTTTATATCGTTTACAAGGTCATTTTTCGCAGTGTTAGCCGTTGTTTTTCGGCTCACTATCCGTATCGGTGTAAGCATACCACCTAAATGCTTTTAGCATTTCGTCTTTGGTTATGCTGTTGTGAGTAGGCATATCAAGCACCATAGCCAAACTCGTTAATTTTTCATCGGTGCTAAACTCGGCGCTTTCAATATTTTTGAAAATGATTATAGCCTTGGTTAACGTCATATTTTTAGGCATTGTCTGCACTCCTTAAAAAATAATTCCAGGGTCGTAATTCATCCAAAGTTTTTCTGTTCGATACAACCCAAATTGTGCGGTGGTTTCTTTTTCATCGGTAAACCACCCTTCGAGCTCCGAATTATATAATTCGTTATCGTAACCGGATAAAATAATTTTTGACTTGCTTTGCTTCAAGACCGATAACAATTCGATATGTTTGTTATCACTCATTTCGCAAGCGTAAATATTCTTTTTGCGAATGTCCCGTAAATAAGGTGGGTCGCAATATATTAGTGTATCTTCCTTATCGTAACGAGATATAAGCGTTAATGCGTCCATATTTTCGATTTGGGCGGCTTTTAAGCGGTCGCAAACTTCCATTATTATTTCGGGCAAATCGTTCCACATAGTCGCACAGCGAGGACCACCGCTTTGCTGCACATTCTTCCAACTGTTTTTACTGCTGTTGCTTGTGCCGAAAGACTGATGATACCGCACGATAGTTCTTCGTGCCTGTTCTATGGGGTTATCCGACCTTTCATAACAGTTTTGAAACTCATCCCTTGCGAACGGAGTCAGATTTATCAACTGCGCCAACTCCTGCGGATGTTCCCGGCAGACCTTAAACAGATTAACGATGTCGCCGTCCAAATCGTTTATGGTTTCGATATAGGCAGGTATTTTATTAAAGAAACAGGCACCGGAGCCGAAGAAGGGCTCTAAATATACCTTGTGCGGCGGAAAATGCGATATAATCCAGTCGGCAATTCTCCACTTTGCTCCGGGATACTTTAATATAGATTTCATACCTTTTCCTGTCCTTTATCTTCCAAGCCGCATTTATCGGGAGAATTTAAGCAAGGATTTTTACATTTTTTGCGGTTAGGACATCCGCAACAACAAACCCGCTCTCTCATCGTGTCGCAGTAAAACTGCGTGCACTTGCGGCTCTCGTTTTTCTTTTTTATCACTGATTTTCACTCCATATCAAAAAAATCATATTGTTTTTTCATTTCTTCCTGCCAAAATATATACCTATCCACCTTCAAGCTGACGTCAAAAAACGTCATTGAATACTTAAAGTTTTCCGACACTTTGTTGTCGGTGTTGGCAAAAACAAGCAATTCGTTCCATAAATTTATGTGGTTTTGTTTTAAGAAAGCGAAGCCTCTAATCTTTTGGTTAGGGCAAAACCAACATCCGACACGCTCGGATATTTCATACATCGGGGAAAGTAATCCGTATTTTTCACATATTCCAAAACATTCTTTTTCCTTAATTTTTTTTCTGCTCTAAAAGGGATATTTTTCCTCGTTTTTTGTGCATATCTTTTAATCGACTTTTTTCATCAAAAGCAATTCCTATGTATTCCTCGATATCCGCTCCCAGCGTTTTCAAATACTTTGTTATGGGTCTAACTTTTTCTCTGTTCATACAACAGCCTTTGCCAAGCACAAACCCTGCCTTTTTACCAATTCTTTCGGGAACACTGCTTTCTTCTATGACGTGATTAAACCAATACACATAATCTCTTTCGCTTTCGACTATTTTCACCGAATACCCCCAACTCTCGAACAGAGGTATTGCATAGTTAAAAATCCAATCAATGTGTTCGGGATACTCCGCATAAATCTTACGAGCTTTATCAAACCATACAAGGCAAATAACAATTAAATCTATTTTTACGCCCATTTCGTGAGCCAAGATTATTGTTGCGGTACTATCTTTACCGCCGCTCCAAGAAACGATTTTCATCTGCTTCCTCTCTTTCGGGTGAGGATACACCATTTTTTCTGTGCTTGTTTTTTGCGTGCTGCTCGGCAGTCTTTACAAAGATTATTTTCTTCTCTTTCGTAAAAGGTGCCACCGCAGCGTACACAATATTGAGGTTTTATTCTTATAAATTCTGCGCAGGAATCGCAGTCAGTGCAACCGGCCGAACAACCGTTAAAATCATCCCAATTCATACACATAAAGCGTTGCCAATATGGCTCATATCCCAACTCGTTCATACGGAATTTGAGAACTCCTGCGAAAAGAGATAAATTTCTTTTAATTTCTACGGAATAACCGTTAATGTGTTTGGCTTGTTTAACTGTCGGTACCGGTGCGCCGTAACCCCATTCGCCGTTCTGTAACATAGAACGGATTTTATCGGCATTTTCAGTAAAATATACTGTATATACCTTGCCTCGAATTGCTTTCTCGGATTTACCGATTTTTGTACCGATAAGAGCGTAACTGTCGCCGTTTCTTATGCCTTCGGCTAAAATGCGATAGTGCTCTTTGGTCCATTTACTGCCTTCGCCTGTATTGTCGGCTTTAACCGGACGGTATTTTGTACCAAGGTCGGTGCACCGTCTTTGAATAGCGCCGACCGAACGATGCAGCCTTTCGGAAATCTCGGTGTAAGAATATTGCTGCTTTTTTAGTAAGTAAAGTAACTGACTATCTTCTTCTGGTGTCCAGGGTGTTTTTCTTTGCAGATAAAAAGCGTTGTAGTCTTTATGCCTTTGCTCTGCAACCCAGTCGGGCTCTTCTCCAAGAGCGAACGGCTCCATTTTAGAAAAATCAATAAACGATTTATTCTTCTCGGCCCACTCCCAAAACTCATCCAAATAAACCACTCGAAATGTGTTTTTATTTACTCGTTTTGTATGTATCGGAAAACCTCTATTTTCCACCCAACTTATTAGGTGGTAGGAGTGCGAAATATGCCCCGTAAGTGCTATTACAAGCTGGTTAAATGAAACATATTCGCCGCCCAACAAACAAGGTCCTAACCCAAGCCGAGAAGCTCTAACCTTTATGGCATCCACAGACCGCCCAAGATTTTTAGCAATAGTAGGAATTGAAATCGTACCCCAGTTTTCTTCGAGATATAATTCTTCTTCCTTTTTCCACACCTTTTTAGCGTTTGTCATACTCTCACACATCAGAACGGCAAATCGCTATCATCGGCAGGCAATACGGTAAATTCATCAGTATCATTATTTGGTGTGAATGCGGCAGGCGGTATATTTTCGCCTTCGGCTTCTTTTTTGCTTTCGCCAAATTCAACCTTTTCACATTCGACTTCGTAAAGAGTGCCCTTTCGTCCGTCCTTTGCTTGATATTGGCGAGTAGTCATACTGCCTGTAACTTCGATACGTTGACCTTTTCTAAAATAATGAGCCACGAACTCGGCATCCTTGTTCCATGCAACGCAAGTAAAGAAATCGGTTACGTCTTTTTTTCTCGGTCGGGGGACCGCAATACGAAAACTGCAGACCGCTTTATTGGTTGTTGTCATTTTTAATTCGGGCGTTTCGGTCAGCCTTCCTGTGAAACATACAACATTCATTTGCCTAACCTCACATTCTTACCGGAAGGACTAACTGTTTAACGGCGCCGTCAAGCAATATAAGAGCCTTTTCGCTGTTCTTGTAGTAAATGTCAATATTATCTTCATCAGAAGCCTTTAAGCAGTCGATTAAAAACCTCGGATTAAAGCCTATCTTTATCGGGTTTTTGATATCGCTGTAAACCTCAACTTCTTCTCGGAAGTCGGCTATTGTATCTTTAAGAGTAATGGCAAGATTACCGCCCTCTGTACTCTCTAAAATCGTTTTAGAGACCATATTTGAGGATGTGCAGATAAGAGAACGGGCAACGCTTTCAAGCAGTTCTACACGCTTCACAGAGGCTTTTGTATCATATCCTTCTTCTTCAAACATTTTCTCGTAACTTATGTATTGACCTTCGAGAAGTCGGGTATATACGGTGTATTTGTCGGTTTTGAATGCGGCCTTTTTATTGTCGATGGTGTAAAGCTCAATATTGCCTTGCAAACCGAGTGAAAGCACCTTTTGAATTGTGCTTCTCGGAATAACCGCATTTATCTGTCCTGCGTAGTTTATCTGATTCCACGCAAGGCGGTAACCATCACAAGCAACAATGTTTAAGTATTTTCCGTCGCCTTTAAGCAATATTCCGTTCATTACGGGACGTGGGGAATTATTACCACAAGCATAAAGAACTTTGTTTATTGCCTCGGCAATGGCTTCGCTATCGTAGCCGAAGGTCGCTTGTCTCTCGGTTAGGTCAACTATATCGAACTGCGGGAACTCATCAACCTTGAAAGTAGAGAAAGAACTTTTACCGCTTTTGCTCTCGATATATAATCGGCTGCCTTTTTCGGTTATTTTGATTTCTCCTGCTGGGAGATTTTCTATAAGCTCGATGGCTTTCATAGGGATTACAAACTGCTCATCAGTATCAACGTCTAATTTTGCGGTCGCTGTAATTTCAAGGTTGTTTGCCATAAGCATATTATTTTTGAAAAGAACGCCGTTTACCTCATCCGATTTTTTGGCGGGGGTAAGGCTCTTTAACTTCTTTAATTCCTTTGCTATTTCGCTTTTTTCGATAATCATAATTAACTCTCCAATTCGATTTTAATTTTTGGATACTTTTCTCGAAGGCATTTAATTTTAAGTTTGAAAACATCGGTTTTTACACCTTTGACGTCAACTATTCTATAAGTGCCGTTCGGGTAGAAAATCACAAAGTCGGTAACATATTCGGTGCCTTTTTCTCCGTTTTTGCCTTCAGTAATAACAAATCGTGCTTGTCGGCAAAAGCCGTCTATCTTACCGGCTCTCAATAAGATTTTTAACTGACAGTAATAGTCCGCTTCAGCTTGACTGTCGAAGGATATACCGTCAATGACAGTTTTTCGTGAGTTGTATTTATTTTTAGGGGTGCTTTCAGCGGGAAGTTTAATCCCCAACCGCTTCAAGTCCTTCGCACTCATCCGTACTGCCACTAACTCCAAGTCCTTTCAAAAATTCTGGTAAACAGTTATCGCAAACAAATGCTACTGTCTGTCCTTTGCCACGTTTACCTTTTTTAGTAGAAATTGCGGTCATTTCCGCTTTTTTGCCGTATTTATGGCATTTGCAACATTCGGTACATAACTTTTGTTCTCGCTTTTCGCTCAATACCTCTTGCTGCATTTCTGCCGGGAACTCTCGGCGCATATTTTCTTCGCCGACTACGCTTATAAGGCTATCTTTCATAAATACGGGGATACCGTGTTTATCGCAATGTTTGAGTATTCTTTCTATCCACTCAATTTTCGGAATAACCTTGCCTTTTCTCTGTCCTGTTTCGGCACCGATAATAACCCAATTTGCCGCAGATCCTGCATCAGTCGAGAAAAGACCGTCCGTTATATCTTCAAGCAACGGCTCGACACTTATAAAGGTTTTGTGAGCTTCACTGTTGAAGGTCATACATCCGTTTTTGGTTACAGAATACCCAAACCACATATTTGGATTTTGAGGTAAAAATTCTTCGTTTAGAAGTTCTCTATATCGATGCGGATTTTTGGTTAAAAATAGGTATTGGTGTCGGGGGTTATCCTCACAAGCGGAAAAGACTTTTAATATCCAGTCCGTAGGTACCCAACTTCCGAAAAGGTCAGCCATCGAACAAACAAACACTCTTGCACCGGTCTTAAGGTTTTCAAGCCAATTAAGGCGGTATTCGTGTAACGTGGGAGCAAATCCGAATGGGAACGCTACTTTTTTGCCGTTGGCACCGATAAACTGTTCGGGGAGCAGATATAACGGTGTAATTCCCGTTCTTATTTTCTTGCCCTGCGGGTCGTTAAGGTTAAGCCTTATGTCTCCACCAAAACGGTTTGTAAGCGTTTTTGCGTAACAATACGGGCAATTATGATAACATCCGGTCACAGGGTTCCAAGTGTATTCGCACCACTCAATTTTACTTTTCCTCATTTCCTTCACTCCAAAATTCTATAAAATATTCAAATGAGCCGTTACTCTTCCCGGCAGGTCTTTCTCTACCGAGCCTTGCGGTATAACCCGCTTTTAAGAGCAACCTTGCTATTTCAAGGCGGTCATTTTCATTAAGTGATCCAGCCTTCAAACTGTAAATTCTCTGCTTTGCCATACTATCCCGCCTTTCTTTCTATGGTTACACCTTGGTACTTAATCCATTTGCAAAAATCATTTACAAATTTTATTACCTCACGCTTTGGCGGCTTATCTCCCATTCCATAACATTGTTTCACCTTAAAAGAAATCATATCAATTTCGGCGGTAACATAGGCTGTATCGGGTTTGTCTTTTTTGCGTATAAAGAAAATCATTGACGTTCCTTTTTTATGTGCGTTGTAATAACTATCACTTCCAACACAATGATTTAAGGCTTGACCTTCCCGAATAAAATCGGCTCTATAGTGTGGAACTTTAATGCAGTATCCGTCCTTTTCATATCCCTTAAACCACTTGTTAACCAACTCTAACGCTGCTTTACTTTTTTTGTCCTTTATATCAGCTTTGATTTTGTTATACCGTTCTGTCAAAAGGTCGTGAGCTTTTTTTAGTTCTCTTGGTCTGACATTGTTTTTAGTTATTGGAATATCCATATTTTCACAAAGATTGTAATAGTCTTTTAGCCAACCAACTATTTGAGAGCGGGGGGCATTTTCGGAAATGCTCTTTTTGTTGACGTACTCACATAGCGTATCGAGACGTTGATATTTACAACAGTCAAGGACATCGTTATAACTGAAGGACTCTAAATTTAATTCTTTGAATCTTAACCACAAATCTTCGGATACATAATGCGGTAAATCCCTCAAAAGTCTATGTTCGGCCGCATTCACGTCATATTTTTTGTAAAGTTCTATGTATGACTTCGGAATTCCTAAAACTTGTTCTATATTTTTTCCCGGACCAAAAGAACTTTCATCCAATTGTGCAGCAAGATTCAGTAAGCCGAACTTACACAAATATTCAACACTTGGTATTTCTTTTAGGTTATCTAGCAACCTAATAAAATTTAAAGGTTTAGATTGGTTTTCTAACAAGGAACTTAAATCTACGTTATAATATGTTGCTCCAAAAACTTCTTTAAGATTTCCGGTGTAGACAAATGCAGGATGATAGCAAGTTTCTCCGACACGCTCTTTTGTCCAGTGTGCGCCACCCATATATGCGGTGCTGTAAAAATATGACGATATTCTCGGCTTACCCTTTACAACCAAATAAAAAGTGTACGCTTCGTCATAATATTTGATATGGGGTTTATTGCCGTAGAAAGTTCTTTGCGCATTTTGCCATCTCATTATCAGCTGGTTTTCGTGCTTATACGCTTGGCATATAGTTGTTGAGTTTTTTATTGTGGTTTGTAGACTTTCTCTAATCCAAAACGCTTTTGTTGAGCATTTAGGACATTCGGCAGGCGTTTTGTGCCGAGGGTGTTCGGTTGTTTTCCAAGTCGCCCCACATTTACTGCACGTGCAAGTTCTTTTTCGCTTTTTATCGAGAGTCGAAAAGAAAATATAGGCTTCGCTAAAAGCTTTTTTGTTGCAGAAAATGTCAATGTTTTTGTCGCACATCGGAAACCACAGTTGCCTTTCAACAAAATCTCCTTCCGCTTTTTCTCTTGCCCTCTCTTTAACCTCTTCTTTTCTTTTCGATATAAAACGGTCTGTAATTGCTAAAATTCCATATAAACTCCGATAGTTATAACTTACACCAAACAAGTCTACCCAAAACGAAGTCTCCTTAACATTTAAGAAAGAGGCGGCTTTTTTTAATCCTTTTTCTTGACAATACACATCGAAATTCGGGTGCTTTAACTTTGCGTCATATAATGTGGTGTTAACATAATTCTTACACCATCTGTCATTAACTGTATCGTATAAAATATGAGAAAACCCGTCCGAAAAAAAGCGTACTTGCAAACTCTTATTTTTCGTGCTATAATAGTCAATAATCAAGGTTTTGCCACAGCGTTGAAGGTCGACAATTTCAGTGCTGGCAATATATTCCTTGCCCTTAAGTTCCGCTTTGCTTGCTTTCGGAAGTTCGCAAAGTGGGACTTTTTTTAATTCTTCCTTATAAAGCATTTTCTCACCTCAAAACAAAGTCAACTGAATAACATCCGCCTGTTTCTTGTCGACCTTTTTCTTATTTGTCGATTTCGGTGTCTCTGCTTTTGCTGATGTTTTTTCATTTTTCTTGTTAGCAGAGGCTTTTTCTTTTGTTTTAGGTGCCTCTTTATTCAAATACTCTTCGCTTGGCTCCGCACCGTTAATGGTAATGGTCATAACACACTCAAGGTCGGAATTTGGAAAATAAAATTTCGCAGCTTTTTTATAAACGTCAAAGTCAGATATGCTATTTCCGCAACCTTTCATAATTTCAGCAACGCAATCCGAAAGAGTCCGTTTTGTCTTATATACCACATAGGCGAATCTCTCGTCTTCTTGGCAAAACTTTTTTAATACATCGGCAACGTATTTGTGTACCACATTTCCATATTTATCGCCTTTGAACGTTTTATCTTCGCTGTCTAATTTTTCGATAGCAAGCGCAGTAACGTCTTTCCCAATGTCTTCAATTCTCATTATGATTGCCATATAAACTTTCCTTTCTAAAAAAGTGATAATTGCCCGTTTTTCTTTATAACCAAATCGGGCACCGTTGGTTTTTCTTCTGCTTTGGGTTGTTCCGGGGCAGGCTGTTCGGTTTTTTCTTTGGTTGCAGCTTGTATCGTTTCAAGCAGGTCCGCCGTTCTCTCTCGAAGCGGCCATCCACGTAACATATAGACCGGTGTGTACCATTGCGACCATTCTTCAAGCGTAAGGCTATTTCCGTGAATTATTACGGCAGGTATGCCATATAACGATAATTGCAGATAAGCCATATAAACGCATTTAATATCAATATCGCAACAGTAAGCGACCATCTGCTCACAGTAGTTTAGTTTTTCTCTATGCATTGCACTCGCAAAACCTAAAACCATACCACCGGAGCCGACACAGGGCTCACAAACCGATACATAGCCTTTTTGAGATAAGGCACCGCTTACAGCGTTTCCCGCTTCGCCACCGTCTCCCAAAGCGACGTGTCCCATAAATTCGCAAATATGGAACGGGGTAAAGAATTGACCGTGATATTTGTTGTGAAGTTCCAGACTGTGAAAGACTTTGCCGAGCAGGTCAGTAGGTCCGCTTTTGGTGTGTTCTCTTTCAAGAGCCACAACCAATTCCGAAAAAGTCTTAACAAGTATCTTTTGCTCATCGGGAGTGTATTTGTTTATGGTTTCGAGATACTGTTGTTCTCGTTCTTCCCGATGGTTCCAGTCAACTGAGTTGCTAATTGAAATCGCACAAACCTTTAACCAATCCTCGAAAACGCTCCATAAAGAGTGTCGAGAGCCGAGAGTTTTTAAGCCTTTTATTATTCCTGCGCAAGAGTCGGATACATACGGAGCAGATTTAGCCATTTTTCACACTCCTATAATCTTCCCATGCCATTGTTACAACGTCGTTGCACTCTCTAAATCGGCTCACTATTGCCTCGGCATTCAAACTGTCCCCACCTTGAGGTGTAAGCCGTTTTATAAGCATTTCCTCGTTGTAATTCGTTGTTATAATCGTAGGCTTCATATCCTCGTATCGATAATCAAGAATTGCATATAGCGTTGAAACAGTCCAGGGCGTGCATTGTTCTTTTCCCAAATCGTCTATAATCAGCAGGTCAACCTTCCTGTAAATGTCGATTACCGCATTTTCGCTTATGCTACTTGCATCGTCATAAGCCTTTTTAACGTCAGCGAGTAAATCAATAGACGACTTGCATATTACCGGCACACCTTTGTTTATCAGCTGCAAAGATATTGCGACCGCAAGGTGTGTTTTTCCCGTACCGTTGGTGCCTTCAAAATAAATTCCTTTGCCGGTCTTTTCGTTGTATTCAAAGTTGTCGGCATATTCTTTTGCGGCATCATAGGCTTTTCGGTTTTCGGGGGTAATTTTGTAATTTTCAAATGTGCGGCTCAAAAACCGCTTTTTTATTCCCGACTCCCCAAGAATACGGTTTATTCGAGAAACAAAGGCCTTTCGCTTTCTCTCCTCGGCTTCGGCTCTTTCTTGTTCTTCCGCTTTCCGTTTCTTCTCGGCATCGTATTTCTCCCAATAGGCTTTTGCCTTGTCGCAGTCGCAACGTTGGGGAAATTCTCTATTCCAACAGGTAACGGCGCCGTTAAAACATATCGCCTCGTAATAAAGCGTTTTTCCGCAAAACTTACACTTTGTAGGTGCTGGGGGCGGTTCAAGATTACCCGTAGAAAAGCCGAGTTCCTCAACCTCTTTTGAAGTGTACAAATATTTGAATTGATTAGGTTCGGCTTGGCTTAAAACCTGTTCCATTGGCTTTCACACTCCCCTTGGATGCAGTTTGCGGATTGTCTTTTCGCCACCAATTAAGAATGGTTGCGTAATGATTTTTCTTTCTATGCCCTTCGGCTAACCAACCGTCAAGTCTGTCGATGTAATCTGCGGCGCTGTCTTTACCCAATCGCTCAACCAGCTTCCCGTATTCATCATCGGTTAACTTGACTTTTTTGAACTCACTGCCGTAGGACTTTTTGTCGGGTGGTTTTTCGTCCCCTTGCGGAGCAGGGGGAGATATAGAGGGGGTATTCTCATCTACTATAATTTCATCTACTCTACTTTGTGGATTATCGTTACCGAAAACCCCCGTTTCCGTAGCGGAAATATCAGTTTTCGGTGCGGAAACTCCTTTTTTTGATGTAAGTATAGGTTTTGTCGGCATTTTTACTGTTCGTTTATCATAAACGGATTTTATGTTTTCCATTAAGGTCGGACACCATATAACTTTGTGCTCAAACCATAATTCACTGTCGATTTTTCCTATTTCAGCAAGTTTGTCGATTATGGCTCTTGCGACATCGTCTTCTACCTTCATTAACGATATAAAATATTCCCAGTCCAATGGGTCGTTCAAATGACAAGCGTGACCGTCTGTCTTACACAAAATTTCCAAAATCTTAAACCAAACTGCATATCCGTCATTACCCCAACGGTTTTCAAGTAGAAACTTTGTTTTACTGTCCGTTACATAGTGCGGAAAGTAATCTACGGTTTGTTTTGTAGGTCTCGGCAAGTTGCATCACCTCCTCGGTTTTGTATTAAGATTAAGGCGTTTACAAAGGTATTCATCGAGCTTTATGCCGTAAATGTAATGCTCGGCAAATAAATCCTTTTCTCGCTGATGAGCTTCCATGTGATGCTCGTGGCAGAGAGCGATAGCGTTTAATCCTATATGCACTACACGCTCTCTGTCAAAACCTCTGCCTATCCGGTCTACGTGGTGCACCTCTGCGCGTTTGTTGCAAATGGCACATTTCCTATGTTCAAGGCAAAGGTATAGGTACTTTCCAATATCGTCCGTTTGAGTTAAAAGGGTGTCTTTTGTGGGGACATCCCACTCAAAGCAGAACGTAATCAGATATGTTATAAATTCTCTTGCGGTTGTCATATCCACATCGGATAAACTAAACCACTCACTGCCGTAATGCGAACAGAAATCCCAAGTCATATATTGACGTAGGTATTCGGGCTCGTGTCCGCTCCAAAGAGAAATATCGCGGATAATTGCAAAGATTTTTTTGCGTTGGTCTGCGGATATTGTCCTGCCGTCATTTAGGCGCAGTTCAACAGAGCCTATATGCTTTTGAATAATCTCCCGTTCTATCTTTTCATCGGGAGCAAGCAAAAGTTTTTGACCGTCATATCGCAATATCTTCGCTGTCGTTATCATCGCTTTCCTCATCGTCCTTGTGGCAATGCAGATAAACATATCTGCCGTTAGGACCTATGTTTTTGTATATGAAATCATCACATTTAGCCTTTGATAAGTGGTTTTTAAGGACTTGCAATTCGTAAGCGTATTCGCCGTTTTCCTGTTTCAAGCGAATTTTCTCTTGAATAATATCGTCCTCGTAATTAGCCTCTATCATAAACAAGTCATAGTTCCGTGCGGTAATGCCGTTTAGATTATTTGTGTCGGTGGCATATATCATTTTGCCGCCATTGGCAAAATGTATCTTCCAACCCACGTTGGGTACATTGTGAACGAGAGGAACGGGGATTATATTGCAGATTCCATAGCCGTACATTTTATCGAAATCAAGTATATCTATACGGCTTTTTTCAACTCCGCATTTCACAAGCGGATCCGCTAACCAACGGCAACAAGCGAAACGCAAAGTCGGCCGTTCTCTCGCCAATGTTTTTATTGTGGTCTTGTTAAAGTGGTCCGAGTGAATGTGTGTGAGTAAAACTATCTTGAAAGCCTTGTAAAAGGGTTTTAAGGATTTAAAAGGTACTCCGCAATCAATAAGTATTGCATCGTTTATAATGACTGCATTTCCTTGTGAGCCTGTCGATACAATGTTGTAATTGATTTCCTTATAACTCACTCAAATCCACCTGCTCCACTACTTCGGTCGCTTCGGGCTCGGTATTTACAGGTGGCGGCAATTTCATTTCCGGTGTGGTTACGATTTCATTACCGTTAACAACCTCTGCCATAGAGCCGTCGTTTGTAAATGCCTGTTGCATTTCGGTGGACATAATGCCCCACTTTGATATAAGCTGACGGAGCAAGGTCTTTTTAGCCATACCGTCAAAATCCTTATACCAGAAAGACGAGTATTTCCACATATCTTTGTCGGCAATTTCGCCGGCAAGGATTTTCTGATGAGCGGATGCAGAGTATGCAGGGGAATACTGGTCTGCGTGGCTCATCATTTTTGATTTGGACCAATAAATGACTTTTCGGAAGCCGTTAAGGTATTCAAAATAAGCCATATAACCTATGACAGGCAGTTTCTCTCTCTCATCATCATCTTCCACGAAACAAAATTGAGGTTTGCCTGTGTGCTGATTTTTGCCCTTATATTCGCCTTCGTGTATTTCGATAACGTCAAGGTCGGCGTATGCACCGCTTCGGAGAGCCAATTGGATATATCCCTTATAACCGAGAACGAACGTCGCTTTGGTACACTCGGGCTCGATAACTTGCCCTGTGGACTTATCGATTTTTGCCTTGCTCTTAAAGGGTACGAGATAATACTGCCCTAATTGGGGGGAAGGAGAAAGATTAAGGCTTTCTCCCAAAAGTGCACCGGCAAGGATAGTTCCTGCTTCGCAGTCTTGCAAAGCGGGGTTAACGGCTACTGCGGATGTAATCGCAGCAATAAATCGTTTTGCTCTGTCGGGGTCGCCGAGGGTGTTATTTATAAGGTTTTGATAACCTTTTGTAGTAATCGCAACGGAAAACTTCGGTTTCTGTTGGGTTTGAGGTAAATTAGCATTGCTCATATTCGAGACCTTCTTTCTTAAGTTTTTCTAATAACTGCTTAATCGAGCGTAAATGCTCAATGTTCTTGGTCTTAACCTTAAAGCCAAGTTCATACACCGTAACAGCGGGTGTGTTGTCCTCTACATTCGCCTCTGTCGGTGTTTCTGCAACGGTAGGTGCGTCTAATACAACAGGTGCCGAAACGCTTTCTGCGATAGCCTCATCGACCTTTGCGGCGGTAGCGGCTTCTTCTTCGGCAACCGCTTGGGCTGCGGCCGCTTTTGCCTTTTCGTCTTCAATGGCTTTCATTCGGTTTGTAACAATTAAAATAGCCTGTGAAACATTAAGCGATTTTTTGTATTCGACAAGAATTTCAGCTTTGTAAGGCTGGGTGTCTATCATTGCTAAATCGTCCGCAACCTTATCAATAGTGGCTTTAATTTTGTCCTTAAGGCTCTTTTTGCTTGTATTTAGGGTAATATTCAAATCCAAATGCTCAAACGAAAGGAAATCGATATTTTTGCTCTGCGCATATTCGTTAAAATATTCTCTTGCCTCTTCTGCCTTTTTCTCTTTCAAACCGTCCTCAACGGCGGCAATTCGAGAATTCAACTGCTGTGCAGCAGGTTTGTATTTATCGGTAACCAACTGTTTGTAAACACCGTCAAATTCTTCATACGGCGCAAGGATAAGACGCTTAACCTCTTTTCGCTTATCTTCCAAAGCGTTGAACGAAGCGTTAAGACCACTGCGAATTTTCTTTATTTCCTTGTAGTTATCTTCGGTAACTTCAAGGGATAAAGCGTAAGCGGTCTGCTCTTCGATTTGAGCACTTATGATTTGTAACTGCTGAACGATAACGGGCAACTGCTGAACTACTATGAGTTCGCCAACGTTGGTTTCGGTACCGTCAACGATTTCGGCTTCAACTGTTTCTATTTTTTCGTTTGCCATAATTAAATCTCCTCTTGCTTTTTCTTGGCTACTGTGATACAATACTTAATGTAGTTAAGGGTGCGTATGCTTCGGCAGCGCGCCTTTTTTCGTTGTATCGAGCCATACATTTGTTTGTCATTCGGGTAGAACGGATATTTTCGGCTATCAGCTGTGCTATGTATGACGGCTCAAGTCTTGCTCCGTCTGCATCGCCTTCACGTTGGATAATCCGTTCGAGTTTTTCTGTTGCCGGTTTCAATGAGTTGATAATTTCCGAATAGGTAGGATTTTTAACATACATTGAAACCAAAGCGGTTAAATCTGCCTGTACCATAGAGGCCTCCTGTTAATGAACTGTTTTTAATCTGGGTAACATTACTGCCACCTTTGCTGTTTCAAGCGGGGTGGTTTCTTTTTGCGGCTCCGTTTCCGGTGGGCTTGGTAACGAAGGTTGTGTTTCTTCACAGTCGCAACGTTCGCCAGGGTCAAGACTTGCACCACAAACAGGGCACTCACAATACATTGCCATTGTCTTTGCTCCTTTCTATAATTTTTTATAAACGGTGGGAACGACAGGAATTGAACCTGTAAAGTATGAGGCTGGATATTCTCACATAGCGACCACGCTAACGTTCCCGTGTGGGTGGACTGTTCGCGCTTTACGGATTATCAACAGTCCGAACTTCTCCGACCTCGGCGCCGAGGAAATTTCAAGGGGTTTGGTATATAAAGCCTTTCGGCATTACATCATTGGAAATAAATATCATCGAATAACGGCGGTAGTTCCTGTGGCTCTAAATCTTGCTCTTTTAGGCTTGGAATGCTTATACGGTATTTTTTCTCTTTTGAGGGAAAAGGCTTGCCAAAAACCTTTTTGAAGCAAGTTTTTCCATATCCCGCCTCTATGCACTCGGGAGTTTTTAACGGACGGTGGCATCGTCTGCACCTTGCCATTATTCACACCTCTTTTCGTTGGGGTTTCTAACCAATTCTCAAAGGCACGAGTAAGCAACCAATAGGTAATACAAAAAGAGCCGATTATCAGTAACCACTCGCCACCGTAAGCACCGCTGTAACCTCTCTCTTGTGCGGCATACGGGATAAGGAGTATTCCTAATAGACTTGCCGGGATAAGAGATATAAGCGTTTTAATTACTGCAACTACGGTAAGAAGAATAAATCTGACTCTTGCTCTTGTCTGTCTGCTCATTTTTAATTGTCCTTTCTATGTAAACATTTTTATACTTAACACCAAAATCATAGGCGGCTTGATGGTCGGAGAAATATATATCAATGCGTTTGCCTTTAATGGCTCCGCCTCGGTCTTGAACGATGTATTTATGACCGTCAATTATAAGTTCGGTACCGAAGGGGAAAAGCGAAGTGTCGGCCGCTATTGATACTCCCTGCTCTAATTCGATACAAGCTGCACCATAGACTATTTCGTTTCCGTTCTCATCAAGGGGGCGGTTGTCGGCATATTGCTCACAACATATTCCGCAAGAACAATATGCCGTTATCCTAAACTCGCCAAGACACTCGAAAATCGGCTCTTGTGGCTTCTGCGGCTCTTGAATATCGTAGGTAATTTTAATTACCTCAATATCGTTTTGTTTGGCGACAACCGTGGGTGTTTGTGCCGAAACCATAAGGACGGTCAATGCGAGTATAGAGAAAACTAATAAAATTCCGATAATATCGGGAAGTCTTTTAATTATCCGTTTCATTGGTTATCTTCCTTTCGGCTAAATAATTGCTTTGCTACGGAATAAGCGTTGCGGGTTAACTGCCTCTGCCAAGCACTACTACTCGGCGCCCACCTAAAACCGTTGGACTTCATTTGGGCTCTCGTTTCTTCGTCCGGTTTGCTATCAAAAAAGACTTGTAAGCGGTCTTCGGTATAATTGGCAACTACTTTGCCACCTTCGAACTCAAAGTCCTCAAACGGCTTTTCAGTAAGCAATTTGGTTATGTGCTCAATACGTTCCTTAACTCTCTTGATTTTGCCGTTTATGCTTGTAAGCTCATAAGTCGGAAACGGGCATTGCTCCCATGAGAAGTGTGTTGTGATTTCTTTGTCCCAACGTTCTGCTTTGGCTTCATTGGTTGTAAAGCCTTTCATAGTTCCGTGCTTACGATAATGTTTATTGGCGGCTTTCATATCGGCTTGGGTTTCAAGCAAATATTCAAGACGGGCATTGAGTTTTTGCATAGCGTATTTATCATCGGCAGTAACAACTTCATCCTCACGCATACCGCTTCTTATTTCTTCGATTACAATGTCGATAGGTGTGAGCCTTGCCAAGTTCTCGGCGGTATTCGATAGAAAAGAGGTCATTTTATCGTCCCACTCGTTACGGTTGCGGATGTCCCTTTCGACCTGTTTGTTAGCCTTTGCAAAATCGTACTTTGCGGGTCCCGCTACGTTGACAGGTACGAATACGGCTCTCCTGCGCAGTTCTTCGTTATACGCTTGTTCTACGAGTTCACGCCATTTCGCTGCTCTGCCAAGCAGATATGCTCTTTGCTCATCGGTATATATCGGCAAATCGGGGAAACGCTGAAAGAACTTTTTATACATACCGTCTGCGGCTCCTGCGATAGAAAGTCCAGGGGAGAAATGACTATTATCATTACACCACCTTATGTTCTCTTGGTTTAAATTAAGGTCGGCGGTAAAGTCCTTGTAAAATTCGGGTAATTCAAACATTGAACTACGCTCCTTTCTTTGCCTCTAAAATCTTGTCGCATTCTGCCTGTTCAAACATAAACTTTTCGCAGAAATAAGACTTTTGTATGCGCCCTGCTGGTGGTCTTGCGTAGCAACGGTCCTTGCCGGGTATTTTTGTATTTGCGATTTCATCAGCCAAGGTCTTTATAACTTGATAGGCTTTTGCCTGTTTGACCGACAATAAAGTCATTACATCGGTTGCCGTGTACCACATATTAAGCCTCCTTGCCTATTTGTTTTTCCGCCCATAACTTCAACTCTTGGGCGTTTTGCGTTATTGTATCCAAAGCCTTAATAACTTCGGAAAATGCGATTTGTTCTTCTTCGGAAACAACACCGTCCTCGGTAATCTCTAAAAGGGTGTCTTTTATGTATCCGACCTTTTTGAAGGCTGCCAAAACCTTTATTGTCAAGCGGTCGAGTTCTTCCACCTCTAACTGTGCTACACAGTCCTTACCGATAGGACACTCGTTCGCACAATAAAAATTTCGGATTTCGGGTGCTCTATAAAGGTCTGCCATAAGGTTAACCTTATCAACCGGAACGACCTTTGTGTTTCCGAGCTCGTAATCCGCAAGAGAAGATTCGGATATTCCGAGCAATTCCGCCGCACCTGCGCGACTATTTAATCTATCGTTGTACTTTGCGGCTTCCAATCTGGAACGACAATATATATTGTCTGCCGCTTTCGTGGGGCGAGTTCCCATTTATTCCACCTGCCTTGCGTGTTACAATATAATTACTGGGTATCAGTTTCATAAAACTTAGTCCAGTTAAAATCAAGAACAGTGCCGATAGCCTGTGCAACCTTTACGCTGGGTGTCGCTTCGCCATTTTCAATTGCGCTAATCATCTGTCGAGTAACACCAGCCTTGTCGGCAATGTCCTGTTGGGATAACTTTTTATCTTTTCGTAAGGTTATCAACCAGTCTTTCATTCGTTTTAAGCCTCCTTAAACGCAATTATAATTTGCTTTGTGTTCCTATAATAGCAAATATTTATTGCATTGTCAAGGGTTTTCGCAAATATTTTTTGCGATTTTATTTTTTGAGCAATAGTTTTTTGCTTGTGTAGACACCGCAAATTAAATTTGCTATAATAGTGCAGAGGTGATATTGTGTTAGGCGATAGACTCAAAGAAGCGAGAATAAAAATAGGAGCAACACAGGACGATGTCGCTGCATTGCTCAAAATAAAAAGACAAACATATAGTGCATACGAAAGGAACGTCAGCCTTCCGGATGTTACATCATTGGTAATATTGGCTGCTTATTTCGGTGTAAGCATAGCCACTTTGTTGGGAGAAGAAATAAAGGCTACTCAAGGTGAGCAGCCTTTATCCTCGGAACAAGAAGCATTATTAGAATCCTGTGCCGAACTTCCAACGGAAGATATTAAGAAGGTTCTTGAGTATGTAGAGCTTTTAAAGCTGAAACATAACTCTTGATTTCTGCCAATTCTTCGGCAGAGAGGCTCTTAATCTTTTCCTTTAATTCCGAAAGCAAATTCTGTTTTTCGGAATTATAAGCGTTTTGATTTTTCATCGACAACCGCTCCTTTCTGGCATAAGCCAAGCCTCACCCGAAAGGGTGGACTTTAATTGTAGTGGCTCTGCCGCAGGTACTAAAAGCATTCTACCGCATTATTGTTGTCGAATATTGTATATAGTTATTAAATCACGAAATAGGTTATAAAACGGAGTATTTTCCGTTAAATGATATAATGATATCATAATTACATAAAAGGGGTTTTATAAATGACGTGTCCAAAATGCAAAAGCGAAAATGTATCGGTCCAAGCCGTTACAAAAACTAAAACAAAACATAGAGGCTGCTTGGGTTGGTGCCTTTGGATTTTACTTGCGTGTTGTACGGCCGGTCTAATTTTAATTATTCCGTTGATTACAAATAGCAAAACAAAATCAAAAACTCATACCGAAGCCGTATGTCAGAACTGCGGTCATAGGTGGAAGGTATAAAAAATTAACCCCGCTGCAAAAGCGGGGTTTTGTTAAAGGTGGAAGGTTTAATGCCGGTATATAAAGACGAAGCTCGTAATACTTGGTATGCTATGTTCTATTATAAGGACTGGCAGGGAGAGCGTAAGAAAAAGAAAAAAAGAGGCTTTAAGACACAACGTGAAGCCAAAGAGTTCGAGCGTGAGTTCTTACTGATGCACGCAAGCGATCCGAATATAACCTTCGGTACGCTTGTCGAGTTGTATTTTTCTGATGCCAAAAATAGAATACGCTGGGGAACGGCAGAAAACAAGGAGTCCGTTTTCGATACTCACATCACTCCTTATTTTAAGAAAAAGAAGGTCAGCGAAATAGACGTTGCCGATATAAGACGGTGGCAAAATATTATGTTGGAAAAAATAAACCCACATAATAATAAACCGTATGCGCCGACATACCTTCGGACCATCAACAGCCAATTAAGCGCCATACTCAATTTTGCAGTAGAATATTACGGACTGCCTTTCAACCCCTGTCATAAAATAAAGTCTATCGGAGAGAAACAAGCCGAAGAAATGTCGTTCTGGACTTTGGATGAATTTAATGAGGCTATGACCTATGAGAAAAAGCCAGCGTTCCACTTGGCTTTTATGCTGCTATATTGGACGGGTATGCGTGAGGGCGAGTGTTTGGCTCTTTCTCCGAGCAAAATTCTCCACGATACTAAATCATTAAATATATGTCATACTTACCATAAAAAAGACGGTAAGGATGTTTTCGGTCCCACCAAAACAAAAAACAGTGTTCGCATAACGACCTTACCCGATTTCGTGTACGATGAACTGAAGTATTACGTTGAAGGAATCTATGGCATATCTCCGACCGACAGAATATTCTATTTTACCAAAACGGCTCTTAATAAAGAGTTAGACTATATTTGCGAAAAGTCCGGTGTAAAAAGAATAAGAGTGCACGACCTGCGGCACTCCCACGTTTCATTATTGGTTGAACTTGGGTACCGTTCCTATGCCATAGCCGATAGAATAGGCGACACACCCGAAATGGTTGACAAGACCTATGCGCATTTGTATCCGAATAAGGCAGAACAAATCGCAAGGGAACTTGACCGACATAAAGACGGTATCTCTATGGGCTCGAATATTGACCTGTATGGCTCTAAACCCGATACAGTAAATGTCAATGATATGGAGCCAAAAAACGCAGAATAA